GGTGTCTATGTACAGCTCTAACCCACTGTCAGTCTTGATCGTGTCGTTGATGAGCTTCTTCAGCTCTACGACAAAGAAGTTGAACGTTTTCATTATATGTTGGATTGAATTTCATTTCTTGTAAGGAAAGAGCTTGTTCAATTTATCTTGCCTCTTCTTGCAGCCACAGTCCTTGACAACCTTGTTGACAACCTTAGTCACCCCCATGATCTCGTTGAACCTGGCTATGCTATCGCCTAAACCCTTGGGGATCCTTTTCATCAGAAGTCAAGATCAAACTCAACCATGCAAGGCATCTCGTCGATAGCCTTCCAAAGGACCTGACCGTCTTCTCGCTTGATATAAACCAGGTACCTCTTCATCTTGTGTCTGTGAAGATGCTCCTCGTCAAGCACTATGGCTGACACGTTGCCGCTTCCAGCCTTCATGCCTATGTAATAGGCCATCCCGTCCTTTGGGTTCTGACCGATCACGATCTTTCTAATAAGTCCTTCCATTTCAATTCAGTGATATACCCAGCCCATCCAGGAGATCGTCGATGTCTGGGTCGTCTTCGTCGTCATCTCCCTTTGAGGATGGTATGAATGTTTCTTCTACAAAGTTAAGAAGACTAAGCATCTCATCCTCGCTATCCATGTTGTAACTGTAGATGGCCTTCAACCTCTTGTCGCCATCATGATCCTCTTCGACCAGTCCAGTAACCATCAAGGACAACACCTCGTCGCGCACACCGTACTTCTCAATGATGCGCTCAACCTCGAAAGCAACCCTCTGTATCTCTAACAAGAAACCCTCTTTGTCCATATCTTTGGTTTTATGGCGATTAGGAAGGGATCCAAGAAGCGTCTCTTCAGGGAGTTCTCCCCTCTTGACCAAAGGTACGTCAAAAGAAACTACCTCAAGCACCTGAGAACTACCGTGAGAAACTTCTGCGTTAGCAGAGATATCTTCGAGAGAGAGCTCATGTTTTTGCTGTGGGCATACGACCTTGAGTTCTTCACAATCAAGCATGCGGCCAAGGAGTTAGAGCAGAGCTCTGCACCCATGGCTCAGAAGACATTGTATCCGCTCATGAAGGAGGGGTATGTCTACAAGCACTTCGACAGACTCACGCCGTCACAGACGAGAGAGGATCACCTGTTCAGGGAGGAGACGAAGCATAACTACCGAGTCAGGTACGCCATAACCCAGAAGGCTAGACTGCTGGTGCAGGACTTCTACAGGGATCTAGAGTCTAGATCTTAGTCAAAGATTACTTCGTAGTAAGTCTTTCCTTGATCATCACGACAAGCCTTGAGGCACCTCTTACGATTAACCCCATCGTAAACGAAAGACACGTGAACCCAATCAGGATTGTCTTCATCACCAAACTCCCACACCAGCTGATCAAACTCCAGATTGTCTTTAATGTAGTGGAAGATCTCAGCGTTTGTACAACCTCCGTATACGTCTGCGTCCAGATCGAGTGCTCTTCCTTCCATGTGCTGACTACGCTTCGCACCGCCGATAGCACGGTTGAGCTCAGGTCCACGATAGCCTGACGACACGTATATAGGGCATCCGAGAGCGTCCCTAAGAGGTTGAAATACATTGACAGCAATCTGTCTAAGATTCTCCGTTGTCCATTCATCTGGCGTGTTGTCTATGCCGAGCCTCTTAGCTGTTGTGCTCTTGGTTGCTTCGGCGAGTGATAGATTTTTTGACAGCTTCATTGTTAAGGCGTCTCTTTTCATTCTCTATGGCTGAGTCCTTTCTCTTCTTCTTGGGGTTGAAGTAGTGCTTGTTCATTAACACTCGTTAACCGTCGATATTTGGAAAAGACAAGGATTCGACATATCATAGCGTCAGAGTTCAAAGATAAACAATTAAAGACATGCGAAACTACTTTGTAATCACAATGCTCGCGATTAACTTCGCAGCGATCGGTCAGGGATTCACAAACCTGACACTTGACAGCCTCATCAACGGTGACCGACTCGTGAGGGAGTCCGTAGCCCTTGAGCGTCCTATCATGATGATCTTCGAGCCTCAGACAGAGGTTAGCGGATCTCTGATCGTTGGCACACTGTACGGAGACTCGCCGCACATCGATAAGTTTGGGTATGACCCAGAGGCGACCTTCGAAAGCCTTGGGCAGGTGCTTTACGCAGACATCCCCATCGGGTCACCATGCGTGTTCTTCGAGGAGCGTTGCTACACTCTTCAGTACTGGGACTGGGGGAAGATGAATCAGGTCGGCAACTCCACAACCGTGTGCATCACCGACGAGATGGTGGACAAGCTGATCGAGGATGGGGATGCTTCGATGGATGGGGGTATGGCGATTGCAAGTCGTCCGCTACGAACAGCCAGGAAGACAGACGCAACAGTGCATGTATCATTTATGAAGTAAAGCAAAGAGGCCCCGAAGGGCCTCTTTTTTTTGATATTCAATAAGATCAGTATCCTCCCTCTGGACCTCTCTGGCCAAGACCCAGAACTCTCTTAGCGTATTCTCTGTACGCCAATGCCTTGTCTGGTCTTCCAAGACCTGGCAGTCCTTCTTTCTCGAACAGGTCCTGTGCAAGCTGTCTTCTCGTTGCGTCGTCAATGTCGCTCATTCCTCGCATAGAGGCGAGGTTAGAAACACTGCCGCCCAAATCTTCAGCCAAGTAGTTCAAGAAATCCTCGTCGTACCTGCTTCTGACCATTCCTCTGGAATCCTCTTCCTTTCTGAATCCAGCAAGCTCTCTAGCAAATTCGTCAGTTGCAGCGCTGTAAGCTTCTGGTGATGCTTTGATCCCCAAGAGTTCGCCTTCAGCACTAAGCTCTGGTTGGATTCCAAATCTGCTCAACACGTTGGCATAACCCTCGTCACCAAGTCTCCTTCTGAGATCTGAACCTCCACCAGCTGGCTCAAAACCTTCGTCGCCTCTCACGAAGTACTGTATGGGTTGTCCCTCTTCTTTGAAGAGTCGGTACTCACTTGGATCTACTGCACCGCCACCCTGATACTCTTCGTAAGCTCCGCCCATGGCGTACTCCTTGTTCTTTCTCTTGAAGTACTCAAGGAGTTGCTTAGGCATTCTGCCGCCGTCACCGTACTCGTTGTTCATTCCGCCTCCACGGAACTCTTTCATGCTTACTGTTCTCATGATGTTGCTACAAAGTATTCTGCTGTAATGTCAGCGGAGCTAGATGCCACTGAGATCTTGTTGATGTTTGCAAATGTAATACCCACCGTACCATCAGCGGTGATGGCTGGGGTTGTTGACGTTGACCTCGCGTCCATGTCCTGGTTGAAGAGTATGAGACTCCCTCCTGTAGGAACGTTGACTGCATACTCTTCGTCAGTCCCAACGACCCTCACCTCAAGTTCGTCACTACCTGACAGGTGAGAGATTCTTATGTACTTCAGTGATCCATCTACGAATTGGCCTGCCGAAGCAGCAGTGTCAAACTTGATGAGATCAATCTCCGTTGAGGTGGCCACGAACACCCTGGTGTCAACAGTGTTGATGCCAGTGATGCTAGTTGTTCTAGTCTGACCGAAGTCTCTGCTGTTGAGAGAGATCTTCTCGTCAATCTGTACGCTCAGTGTAGCCATGCGACAAAGATAGTAAAGCTGTTCTTATTCGTTGTAGGCGAATGGGTCGTACACCGATGATGCCGTGTATTCAGGCGGCCCTACGAACCCAGGGGGCTGGTAATTCTGAGTGGGCATTGGTGGCTGTTGGTACTGCTGTGGTGGGGCAAACATCATTGGTCCCATCTGCATCTGTTGCATCTGTTGCTCGAACTGAGCTTGCTGCGTTGGGTCCACGTTGAAAGCCCCCTGAGCACCGCCAGATCCAGCGACCGCTCTCTTAATGCCAGCCTTGAGAGCCTGCTTACCTAGACGCTTCACACCCTCCTTTCCGAGAAACCCAGCACCAGTACCAGTTCCAGCTCCACCACCGATTCCAAGTGCACTACCAGCGGCACTACCTATCGTGCCGAGACCAGATCCGATTGCGCTACCAAGTCCTCCAGCTCCAGAGATGGCTGCACCGACCCCACCAGCCTGGGCTGCGGCTACACCGAGGCCAGCTGTGGCAACACCAGCGGCTGCTATGGCGGTGGTGGCTGCTATATCCTTAGCCCTCTCCTTCCTGAGATCCTTGAAGTAGTCGGCCTCCCTCTGCTGCATTCTTGTGAGCTTCTGCCCACCGTAGTCCTCAATGCTACCACCGAACTTATCAACCTTTCTCTGAGCCTTCCTGTTGGCTCTAGCCATCTGCCTGGCTGCTCTCTTTCTCTCCCTGAAACCCTTACCCTTGATCTCCCCTCCTATTGAGGCAAGCGTGACGTCACCAGCGCCGCCAGTGCCAAGAAGTTCCTTCTTAGTTCCAAATATTCCCATCAGTCTTCTTCTTTGTTGTAATACCCGTAGAACTTCTCTAGATACTTAGGGAAGGGCATGTTCAATCCCTTCAGATTCTCAGGCTGTTTGTCTCTAACTGTGTACCCAAGATACTCTCTACCGCCTTGCCGACCCTTCAGGTGTCTGAGGAGATAGAGATCTAGGTCAGAAAACATGTCATTGAATCCAGGTATCTGTGGTGAGTACTCCTCCCTAAGGGCCTTGACGTCTTGCTCGTAAGGGTTGCCGCCAGCTACGGACTCCGTCAGAGCCTTGAGCATCACCCTGTCCTGAAGATCCTCATCCATGAGGTACTCCTCCTTGGTCACACCCTTGAGCATGGGGTCGTCCTTCAGCTGATTCCAGAGGAACTGGTGAGCACCCACGGCTGATGATGTGGGGTTCTGAGCTCTGTAGTTCATGCCTGACTCTACACCAGCGATGGCCTTCACAAGCCTCATCGGGTCTACCTCACCACTACCCTGGTACATGGGGACTTCGAGCACTGACTTGCCGCTGAACCTATACGTCCTACCAGGCTTCATGTGCTTGACATCACCGTCGTCGCTGACACCCAGAACGTCGTGATCCACGTCCTCCATCGTGATGCTGTTAGATGGGATGATGTTGAAGTCGTTGTCCCTGTCTGGGGAGTCGTTCTTGTACCCCTGCATAGACACCCCTCCCTTCAGAACCTTGAACACACCACCGTCTCTGAACCCAAGCGCTGTGACACCAGCACCCATGGCTGCTCTCTTGAGCTTCTTCTGAGCCCAGCTTAGGTCATCTCTTTCGGCGAGAAAATCGACAGACTGATCTAGGATGTCCGAGATGTTAACACCCTTGTCAACTAGGTACTGAAGGCTGTCCTTGATCTTGCCCCTGTTACCCATGATGTCTGCACTCTCCCCATCCTTCGGGGCGAGAGATAACCCTAGGTCCACGAGCGTCTCTCTCCTCTCTGGGTTTGCTTCGAAGTCAGATAGCAGGGCGGAGTAAACGTTGTCACCGAGGTTCAACCTCCTGATGAGGGGCATATCCCTACCAGACTGAGCCATGATCATATCATCGATCTGCTCCTTCACGGATCCGCTGCCTTGATACTTCCTGATTCGCATGACAGCAAAGATAATCTACTTGCGATTACCCTTCCCGTGCATAGACAGCGCTATGGCTACGGCTTGCTTGAGGGGCTTACCCTCCCTGACCAACAGCCTGATCTTGTCGGACACCTTCTTGTTGTGCTTCTTCTTGGACATAGCTATCCTCTGACATAAACATCTAACAGATTCGTGTGTTCACACACAAACTATCTGGGATGTTTCCCATCTGATCTGTCTGATGATTGCGAAGGTATAAACAAAAATCTCAAAAGTCAATAGTGGAGTTACAATTCAATTAACAAGCTTCACCTGTCTGTAAACCAGCTAGTTAAAAGATGCGCACTAAAGTAAACCTGAACCAGCGGATCTGAAAAAAGCGATCAGAAATGTATAGGGTGGGGATAATCGTGCTACATAGACGTGAGCATACGCAACCCGAAACGGAATCCTGCACCCCCCTCCCATGCATTATGTTGGCAATCGCGCCAAACATTTGACGTTTTTGCTAACTGCTTGATTGACAGGGCATAAGCTAGGGTTACTTGTACAAAGACTGCAACAGAGACGTACTTTCCCCACACATAGTCAGAGCATTAACAAACCCTCCCCAACTTACGATACAAATCCTACTACGCCGATGGGTATATGCGCACCACATCGATTACCTATCAATCTGATGGGGTTTAGGCTGTCGTCTTGTGGATGGGATGGGAACTTTTTTTTTGGCTCTGCATCCCGCGTCCTTGTTGGGTTTCACTTTCGTTAACACAGAAAAACTTGACTCGTATTTGTTCCCTGTCGGATGTTTGCATCGAATCATTCATCAAACCATTCAAACCCATACACACAATGATTACGTTCGACCACACAGCACCCTTCTACGAGTTGCTCGAATCAGGAGCCACCACGTACGTTGGACACAGCGAAGGAGGAGGAGACGTCAACCGAGCCTTGTTGCTGTTGACCACACACATCTCCATGATGCGTCTGATGTGCAATGGCATCAAGCCTTCACGCAACTACCGAGTGAGTGACGTCAAGAAGTTCTTCGGACTGAAAGGAGACAAGAAAAGAGTCCTGATGGGCTTGCGAATGCTCGAAGAGGACATCAAGGCACACATCGAAGGTCGAGAGCCACGATTCTGAAACCATCGGGGAGGATGGACACGCTGTCCTCCCCTACAAACCATTCAAAACCATACACACATGAACTTCACAATCATACCATTTGCCCTGACTGCAGAGGCGCACTCACCAATCAAGGCGACCATCGTCTTCGACACACCAACGAAGAAGCGCGGATGGTCAGTCACCAAGATGTTCAATGGCGAGCGCCACATCGATGCCTTCATTGACTACATCGAGCGCACCAAGTCTGGGTTCAAGTACGACGAGACGTACATCGAACGTTAACACCGATTAACACATCACCAGACAATACCACGAGAATACCAACGTTCTAATTACACAAACACCAAGAACTCATGGACATTACCATCCCATTGAAGCCAAACCAAGTAGCCATCCTCGACTACAACACACGAGAAGTAACCTTCGTTGACCTTGACCGAGACCCATCGACCATCGAGGACATGGAGACTCACTTGGACGAACTCGGCTACGACACATCGAACATCCTGTACATGTCATGAAGTACGCAAGGAAGTGTGACATAACAGGCAAGGGCATGAATGCAGGCTACTGCATCTGCGATGGAGAGATGTACATCAAGGGCTTCAAGCATCTCAGCGAACACATCACCAACGACACGGACTATGAATCATTAGAGGAAGCCTACGAGGATGGCTACTACTACTACACCGAGTGGGAGGACGTGGACGAGGACGAAGAAATTTGACAGCGCACACAATAACCCCAAACCACAAACGTTATACCACCATGAACATCGACAACCTTATGCACATCCACGACTGCGTTGACATCGCAGGACTGACCGACGACTTGGTCAACGTGAACTTCGCCATCATCCTCGGCAACGAGCGGAACATCTCCGACCAACTCCTGTGTGAGTTTGGTGACGCGTATGACATCAACGACATGATTGAGGACATCGAGGAACTCATCCCCTTCGCTTCGGTAGTGGGGAATGGCACAGACCTGTTCGTCCTCAACTGCGAGACCACACCAGAAGACTTTCAAATTGACTAACAAAATCGATCGAATCATGACACAAGAACAATGCGAACGTGCAGTCAAGGCTCTGCAAAAAGAAGGCTTTGAAGCCTCCCACGTACAAGGCGCACCTGACGACCACGGAGTGTGGTTGGACAGCGTGTGGAACGCTGACCTGCAACGTGCTACGAGTTTCCGTCTTCACGACGAAGAAATCGAATACTACTCAAACGAAATACTACATTGACACACGAAGAAATCAAGCAGGGTATGCTCCGCGCCCAAGAAAAATTACTAGCGGAACGCAATAAGTCTAACGAGGACTCGTTCAATAAGTACAAGCGAGCCTACAACATCTCTCTCATCAACCTGTCCATCAACAAACTCAAGAACACATGACATTCGAAGAAGTAGTTAAGAACATCGAGTCTCAACCTGTTGGTCGAGCAACACTAGTGGTCAACGACAGGTGCGGAGACCCATCCAACTACCTATACAAGTTGAACTACCTAGCACTACACTGCCCACACGTTGTCAAAAACCTTGCCATCCGCATCAGGTTCGCTGACGTAACGCAACTAGGAGTGCAGGTCGTGACGACTGATGAGGCAAGAGAACTAGTCGACAAGCACTACGAAGCATCAGTAACAAACCGATAACCCCAAACCCACAACACAATGTCAGTATCAATCATCCTCCGAGAAGGCGAGTCCATCCAAGATGCAATGGCTCGCGCCAAGACCACCATCCTCAAGCAACGCGCACAGGAACAAATCGATCCCGCTATGAGCCTGTCGATGGAGCAACTCAACACCATGTTCAATAACCAAACACAACCACGATGAGCATGACACAAAAAATAGAACACATCGACGAAGCAGTGAACATCCTGATGGATGAAATCATGCGCCCTTACTTGGGCATCACTGACACGGACTGCGACTTGGATGACGAGGTGTACAGCTTCGTACACAGCCACGTCAAAGCTGTCATCATGAACGCCCATTTCGAATTTCAATTCTCAACAAAATAAAACAATGAGTAACGCAATCATCAACACCACATCCCACGTAGGCAAGCAGTTCATGGAAATCATGGACGACTACATGGCGCGTCAGGACGACCCTGACTTCGACGTAGCCGTCGAAATAGACGACCTGTACACAAGCCTTTCAAACCTTTACTACAACAACACAACAACACCACAACAATGAGTAACGAAACAGAATCAGATATCCGAGGCTACGTCAGCGACTGCTTCAACCACCGCGAAGGAGCTGGCGCAGACAGCGCATACATGAGGCTCACCAAGCTGATGCTTGAAGAGTACGACCTCGACCACAACGACGTAGATGCCCTTGCATTTGAAATCGAAGAGATGGTGGCGCGACACATCATGGAGAACTCACCAAAATTTACAGACGATGACGAGTAAAGACATCAAAAACTACATCGAGATTGACCTCGGTTGTGCCTTGCGACACGACCCAGACATGGTTCTGGAGGCAGTGCAAGAGACAGCAAACGCATTCGAACTCGACGAGTGGAATCTGCTTCGGTTCATGCTTGCCAACGAGCCCATGGCAGGTACACACAGCTACGGATTCCACACTGCGTACGGCAGGGCTATTCGAGAACACTTCTCATTCATCTACGACTCATGAACATCCCCAACCCCTTCCTCGACTGCACACTCGACGAACTTGCAGTAGCATGGGAAATCTTCTCACTACCACGAGAGGATGGAACACTAGACACCGAAGCCATGAACTGGGTGCGTGATGCGCTTGACGAGAAGCTATTCTTCCAAGCATCAACCATCCCCAACCCACTTGGCAAGGGCAGTATCAACATCGCATTCCTAATGGAGATATGAGCAGAGACATGAAGCACTTCCAGAACTTTCTCGAAAGCGTCGAGTACACCACAACGTACACGATATGGAACGAGATAGACCAACGCATCTACGAAGGGACTCCCAACTTCGAGACGAGAGAGGAAGCATACAAGTGGTGGGAGAAGAACGATGGACGACCATCGAGCATCATCATCGAACGAGTAACATTCAACACAGACAAATGACACACAGAGTAATCAGCACAAGCGACCAGTCCATGTCAGAGTACATCACTTGGTTCGTAGGCACGAAGAAGCAGTGCGAGCGAGTCCTCCCACGCATCAAGCAGTTTGCCACTAACACTTCAGACGAATTTCAAATCATCAAGGAATGAACGAACACGAAACGTGCCACAAGTGTGGCGGAGAGGGCATGCTAATGGAAGCCCACGAGAATGGATACGGAGGGTACGGACTACCCCTGCACACGTACCACTACGAATGCTTTGACTGCGATGGCAGTTGGATGGTTGACGTGGATGGAGTCCCTGTTGCACGAACAAACGAGGAGTCATGAGCAAGAAACACTGCTACGTCTTCAACTGGAATCAGGGGGGATGGAACTCCGAGTGGGCAACCAACATCCGATCCGCTCGCAAGCAAGCGCGAGAGCGTTGGGCTGACTCAAAGAGACTCACCATCGACGAGTCTTCCTTCAGGAGAGTTACGATGGGGGAGTACAACAGAATCTGTATGAGTGATGGATTCAACTAAATGTTAAAAGTGTTAAAAAACTTGCGAGAGTGAAAGTATCTCCCCACATTGCACACAGATACAAACCCCTTAATACCACCACCATGACAGACAAGCAGAAAGAACTACTCGCCAAGCAGACTGACCTGCAACACGAGATGCAGAAGGCAGGACTCAACCTTGTTGACTGCCCTGACTGCGGAAGCACCCTCATCCACGAGACAATGACGAGAGTTGGTGACATGTATGACATCACCTGTCCATACTGCGAATACACATCAGAACCATGCGACTTCCCTGACCACTTCTATGAGGGCTTCGAGCAGTCAGCAGAATTTAATAACCTCTAAACCTACCACACCATGCAATCAGCACAAGAATCCAAGCAAGAGCTTGAAGCGGCTATCCGCTACGCAGAGAACGCTATCTCCTCTGCCAAGAAAGCCATCGCGTCGATGGAGTTCCGCCAAGAGATGGCCAAGAAGCAGTACGCCGATCAGACAGGTCGTGAAGAGGCACTAACCAAGCAGGTGCAGGAGCTCGAAGAGCGCAACGACGAGCTCAATATCCAAATCGTCGAACAAACAAATCGTGAGGCCACCCTCGAACGTGAGGTTGCTGAACTCAACAAGCAGGTCGAGTTCTACACCCAGAAGTACAACGAGTTGGCACAGCAGAAAGACGAGATTCAAGGACTCGAAGCAATAATTCAGGGGCAGGCCGATGACGAGCAGGTGTTGCGCCAACGCATCGAAGGATTCAGGAACGAGAACAGGTCGTTACTCGACGAGGTAGAGAACTTGAAGATTGAACTCAAAGACCAGCGTGAGTTCGACGAGGAGGTGCGCCAAGGTGTCAACGACTTCCTCGACTACCTCGACACCATTGGATACGAGCGCCCATGAGCTACGACCTGAGGCAACACATCGACAAGCTATGGAAGCGGATCGAATTGATGGAGAGTAAGCTAGAGTCAGACCCATCTCATGACAACAAGATGGTTCTTGACTGCATGCTCAGAGACTATGTATCAAAACAAAAACTACTACTCAAGGATGGAGAAACAGAAATCTGAACTGAAGTGCTTGGATGCACTGACATGCATCAACGCATTCATCTATCACTACAAGAACCACAACAGCACAGACCTGCGGAAGCGTATGTCAGATGTGTACGCATTGTGCGACAACTACGGACTAGTACCAAAGGGTAACACGTTTAATTCTTAATTCATAATCATGCCAAAAACAAAGGGCGCGACATCATGGAGTCTAGATGATGTCAAGTGCGTAGCTCATACGCTACGGAACAAGAAGAAGTTTTCAATCAACGACCCTGACGTAATCAGGTTGAGCGAGAAACTTGATCGACCAGTCAGGGGTATTGAAAGACACTTCTACACCATTCGAAGTGGAACATCAAGGTTCCTCAAGACCGAAGAAGGGGTGAGAGCTCTAGGTCAGTATGTGAAGGACAAGAAGCTGACGAATGGTCGAAGCATCAAGGACAGAATCTCTCAAGCAGTCAAGGCATTGATGAGCGATGAGCGAATGATGAAAGTGTCTGACCATCACAAGCTTATCACCAACCTCTCGAATCATCACAAGGAACGCCTTAAGGACATGGTTGTCACGTCATACGCTTGGGGTTACAATCAAGGCCTAGCTGACTTTCGAGGGAAGTTCTTGAACACCACGAAGTTGGACAAAGAGATTCCAGACGTTAGCAAGGAGTTGATGATGGAGACAAGTAAAATTCTATTCGATGCCCGTTAAGACATACGAAGAGAACCGAGATGAATGGATGTCTGAATTTACAGAGGTGTGTACTGAAGCTGTCGCTTTGGTTCGCACTTACTACAGACTACCTGAAGACTGGGATGTGATGGACAACCTAAACACTAGGACTCAAGAGGTGACGTGTGCTGTCAAGCTTACATGTGCTTTCATAGCTCGTAAGTTGCACAAGTACCAAGACCCTAGAAAGAAGTTGTTCCTAGCAGAGTTCTTCAAGATAGACCGAGCCACTGCTGGCTATCACATGAGATCTGCTGACGACATGATTCGAGGCAAGAAGGTTGCAATCTCTGAACCTGGCATTGGATTCATGAAGTTGTGGCCTCTGATGGAGGACATTGCCATCAAGCTGAACGTGGAAGGTTGGATCAAGAGCAAGGAGATGCAGATCCGATTCATCGACAGACACATAGACATGCTAAACAATAGAAAGAATCAAATTCAAAAAAACATTCATGAAGAAACATCAGTTTAAGACCACGAACATCCGTGGCAAACAATACGTAGAAGTCAATGAGCGCATCAAGTTCTTTCGTCAAGAGAATCAGTATAAGAACTGGGGCATCCACACTGACTTTCCAATTATTGACTCAGAGCAATGCCTGTGTCGGTGTACAATCACCACACCAGATGGTTCTGTGGTCGCTCAAGGTCACGCTCACGAGGAGCGAACCTCTTCTAACATTAACAAGACTAGCTATGTCGAGAACTGCGAAACATCTGCCGTCGGACGAGCTCTGGCGATGCTCGGAATCGGAATCGAAACGTCTATTGCGTCAGCTAATGAAGTCGAAGATGCAATCGCAAAGCAACAAGCACTCGTTGACAACCCTCAGGTTAAACGGCTTGCAGAGAAACTCGATGCCCCTGTCGAAAATATCATGGACAAGGCAGTCGAGTACATCAAAGGTCAAAGCGATAAGCGCAAAGCTTTCGACGCCATCACCAAGAAGTACGGAGACCAGCTGACTGAGAAGCAGGTTGCTGGACTCAAGAAGTTTGTTCGATGAGAGACATCTTAACCGAGGCAGTGGGTAAGCCACACCTCTCGTACTCATCCCTCAAGTATGCGCTAGGCGACATGCGATTGTGGGAGATGTACATGAAGGGTCAGCTGAAGAAGGAGTCAGAGGCTCTGTACTTCGGTAGCCTGTACGATATGTTGTTGTTTGAACCAGAGAAAGCACATGACACTTACTATGTATTGGACGATAGCGATATCGTTGCTAGTATCGGGGGCAAGTATCCTCGCAGTACTAAGCGTTACAAGGAGTGGAAGGCCGAGCAAGAGCAGGCCAACCAGAACAAGAAACTGGCAAGCCAAGAGGACTGGAAGAAGGCGCACGAAATGATCGAGCGACTGAAGCAGTCTGGTCTATACGACAAGAGGTTTGCTGGTGGTAAGTACCAAGTAGAGTTCAACGTGGACATCGACGGAGTTCCTCTCAAAGGATTCCTCGACTGCCTGCAGGATGATAGTATCATTGATTCTAAGTCCTCACGTTCGATCGACAAGTTCAGGTATGACGTGCGCTCATTCAGCTACGACATCCAAGCCTATGTGTACACCAAGGTGTTCGACATCAAGGACTTCTACTGGGTGGTGCAGGAGAAGGCGTATCCGTTCTATCCTGCCGACGTCAAGTGCTCTGAAGAGACGCTCTTCTCAGGTGAGATGAAGTTTCATCAGGCTCTAGAGAATATCAAGTCATGGTTGTCTTACGACGGCCACCAAAAACAAGAAGAGTATGCGGAGTTCATCGTATAAGCAATGGTATAACGGCCTAAAGGCAGGGGCCATCTATGTAGTCTGCCTGTTTATTCTTTCTAACCTCTTAAATCTTTTACTCGCATGAGCGAACAGAAGTATGATTCAGTACTCGTAGGGTACGCGGAAGAGCCACGTTACGGCGATGATGGTAAGATCATGGGATGGAGTCTCCGTCTCAAGGATCATGAGTTGAAGGAGATCGCTGAGACTTACGCAACCAAGCGTAACGAACAGGGTCAAGGCGGTAACGTCTACTTCACTATGTTCATGAGCAAGAATGGGAAACCTTGCTGTCGTGTCTTCGATCCTAACAGCGAAGCTGCCAAGGATAAGCGTCAACAGAAGCAATCTCAAACTGCTGATGAAGCCCTGCCCTTCTAAGGACAAGGCACCGATCTATCTGGCGACCGTTCGTGTGGCGTTTAAGAAAGCTAAGCGTACATACGAACGTGTCGTCCAGGTAGTGACGTCATTCAACACCCCTCACGACATCATGGAGTATGGGAAGCACACCATGAAAACCCTAGAAGATCACCTCTACGGCAAGACATACAAGTCCCAGAAGCAAGTGATAGTGAGGGAGGTGTTGGATAAGAAGTTCATTTCAAATTCAAATCTAACTATCGATGAACACAAGGAGCAGTATAAAAAATAAGTGCAAGCAGATACAAGATCTTCTGCTTGAGAAGAACGAGAAGTATGGGAACTCAGCACTAGAGCCACTCAACATATTCTCAGAGGCTGGGCCTGTAGCTGGCTTGAAGATGCAGATAGACCACAAGCTTAAGAGAATCAAGAACGCAGGTCTCGTTGACGCAACGGAGGATACGTTGCAAGACCTCGCAGGATATCTTATCCTCCTCATGATTGCAAAGGACAATGAAAGTAACCGTATTCGAAAGTCTGTTCTCGGAGACACCACATCACGTACACCTATCTCAAGCACTGAAGAGGATTCAGAGTGGGAGATCATCTACTCTCATTGCTGACGTTCGTGAGGGCAATAAAGAGGCCAAGAAGAAGCTCCCCGTTGTACTGTTCAGCGGGGAGTTTGCATCTCGCAAGGATGATGCGCTCTTCGAACATAGCGGATTGGTTGTTCTGGACTTCGATCACGTCGATGTTGAGAAGACCAAGCAGGCTCTGGCCACGGATGATTTTGTTCTTGCTTGCTGGACGTCACCGAGTGGGGATGGGATCAAGGCGCTGGTCAAGATCACGAATCCAGAGAGACACAGGGATCACTTCCGATCTCTGATCTCGTACTTCGACAAGCAGTATGGACTGCAAGTCGACGAGACTGGCATCAACGAGTCACGAGCATGCTTTGAATCGCACGATCCAGACATCATCATCAAGGATGACGTCAAGAGGTTCGGCGCCTTCCTCACTGAGCAGGCTCAGCAACAGGCTCCGACCAACGATGGTTACGAGTACACTGACTACATGAAGCTAAACCTAGCTGCGCGTATGATACGCAATGCTGAGGACGGTGAGAAGCACATGGCTCTCATCAAAGCCGCCACGTTGTGTGGAGGGTACATAGCTGCAGGAAAGATGGAGGAGGACGAGGTGGTTCGTGTTCTGTTCAGGGAGATCTCAAAGCGAGACATTGACTCAGAGTCTCAGGCTATGAGCACTATCCGAGACGGCATCGAGAAGGGCAAGACCATGCCCATCAGAGATGTAATCGATGAGGAGAAATCAGCCCAGCGTGAGATGCTGTTGAATGATGGCGACATGTCGTTTATCTCGTCTGACGATGAGGACTTCAGGTGGATTGATGACTACGCTCAGGGTTTGATTGAGCTTGGTCTTGACACAGGCGACCAGCTACTTGATGAACACTTCAGGTACAAGAAGGAGTTCGTCATCATCAACGGACACTCTAACGTGGGTAAGACTACGACTGCTTTGTACTTGATGGTGAACGCATCCATCAGGCATGGATGGAAGTGGATCGTGTACTCCTCGGAGAACAGAACCGCATCCGTGAAGATGTCCTTGATGCAGTTCGCCTGCAACAAGAAGGCTGGTAACATGACGTACTCTGAGCGCAAGCAAGCGTACAAGTGGGTGCAGAAGCACTTCACTGTCATCAGCAACAACCAAGTGTACAGCTACTCAGACATCATCCTATTCATGGAGAAGGTCATGCGACAACAGCCAGTTGATGCAATCTTCGTAGATCCCTACAACTCATTGAAGTTAGACATGCGCAACTCAAGCATTGGTGTACATGACTACCACTATGAGGCTGCTAGTGAGTTCCTTACGTTCAGCACAAGCAACAACGTAGCCGTGTGGTTGAACATGCATGCCGTGACTGAAGCACAGCGTCGAAAGGACAGCGAGGGTTTGCCGATCGCGCCGTATGCTGAGGATACAGAGGGTGGTGGAAAGTTCGTGAACAGAGCGGATTGCTTCCTAACTATTCACCGAAAGGTTCAACACCCAGACCCTAGTGTGCGCTGTATGAGTGAGTTACATGTTCGAAAGGTCAGGAACACCGAGACAGGCGGTGAACCAACAGGGCTTGAGAACCCGTTCAGATTCATCATGGACATCTCAAGGACTGGCTTCAAGGCAATGACAACACACAAGTCACTGTTCCAACCTATTGGTTTGCAGGAGTCTACGCAAGGTGAATTAAATATTAAGATGAATGTTGATTTTCTAAGGTCTGGTAACTAACTTTGCTAGGTGAGAAAGAAAGCAACACGCAAGCGTTCTCGCAAAAAACATCTGGGTAAGTACAAGAGCGGTATTGAAAAGTATTGCGCTGACCAACTGAAACAATTCGGCCTAGCTTTTGCCTACGAGGAAAAGACTTTTGAATTGGTTGAGAGGTTCAGGTTCCCGAACAAGTACTTTAAGATGACAGCGAAGGGGAAGACGATGTCAGATAGATCTGACTCTGTCGTACTCCCCATCACGTACACCCCAGACTTCATGGGTAAGGATCACAACTGGATCATCGAAACCAAGGGATATCTTCCATCGCATCATGACTTTCCGATGAGGTGGAAACTTTTTCTCAGGCATTTGACATCAAGCAAGTCCAACTCCATTGTATTTTTAGCGAAGAACAGTCAACAAGTGGATCAAGCGATCCAGGAAATACTTAAATCAATTGAAGATGGAGAAATCTAAACTGAGCGATGCGTTCTCTATGTGTACGTTAATGATGCACGACGCAGTGACAGACTTCTACGAGGACATACACGACTCCAACGGCGATGCTGTTGATGATGTCGATGATGTGATTAAGAAGTCGTCAGTCCTGAAGGCTCGCGTGATAAGCGAGATCCAAATGATCATTGACATGGCGCTAGAGTTCTCAGACTCCCGTGGTTAACAAGGCTAGGAGATCAAGAAGCTTTAGCATTGGGAGGATGTCTGAGGCTAGGTTCGTCAAGGCAGCTGAGAGGCTTGGCTTGAAGGTTAGGAAGTCCAATCCGAGGGAGGATATACACGACCACGTGGACTACTGGCTAGCCGTCGAAGACAACGGAACTAAGTGGGGAGTTGATGTCAAAGGCAACAACATGCCCAATGAGATTTGGTGTGAGTTTAAGAATGTGCAGGGCAAACCTGGATGGATGTATGGTGGTGCAACGATCATCGCCTTTGACATGCCAGAAGAGGGTGGCTTCTGCATAGTAAACAGAGATGAGCTATGCACTTGGTGTGAGGACAAGGTCTCCGACGAGAAGGTGTCCAACAAGACCGATGCATACCTCAAGAGATACACGAGGAAAGACAGGCTTGATGAGATAACGAAAGTTAATCTCAAGGATATCAAGCAGTTGGAATCGTACCGCGTCTGGAGATACGAGAGGAATTATTGAGTATCTTCGGAGTCCTTTTTTTCTAATCCGAAACGTAACAAAACATGAACTATCGTCCAGAGGACATCCCCTGGGGAGAGGTCGGCTACGCCACCTTCAAAAGAACCTACTCACGCCCAACTAAGGGCAGAACCGAGGAGTGGGAGGAGACAGTTGATCGGGTCGTCGAGGCCTGCAACAAACAACTTGGGTGTGACTTCACACCACAAGAACAAGCAGATGTAAAGGACATCATGATGAACCTGAAGGGTACGGTGGCTGGCCGATTCCTCTGGCAGCTTGGCACCAAGACGGTGGACAGGCTCGGACTGCCATCCCTTCAGAACTGTGCGTTCACAGTTGTTGACCAACCAATCAGACCGTTCACATGGGCATTTGAGATGCTCATGCTTGGCAGTGGCGTTGGTTACAACATCCAACGAGAGCATGTGTACCAGCTCCCCAAGGTTAAGCGCAAGGTCAAGGTGCAGCATGTCGATGATCACGGTGCTGACTTCATTGTACCCGACTCAAGAGAGGGATGGACTGAGCTGTTGAAGCGTGTCCTTGAGGCTAGCTTTTTTACAGGCGAGGGATTCACCTATGACACATCGCTTGTTCGTCCAGCTGGATCTCCGATCAAGGGGTTTGGTGGTACTGCAAGTGGACCTAACGATTTGATCTGGGGTATGCAGGAGATCAACCGCATCCTCAACGAGCGTAGTGGGAAGCGCCTTCGTCCTATCGACTGCCTCGACATCATGAACATCATCGGCAAGATCGTGGTGGCTGGTAACGTACGCAGATCGGCTCAGATCGCACTCGGTGATCACGACGACATCGAATACTTGCGGGCCAAGCGTTGGGATCTTGGTGGTATCCCTAACTGGAGAGCTATGTCCAACAACTCTGTCGTGTGTGATGACGTGAGTCTGTTGCCTGATGAGTTCTGGGAGGGGTACAAGGGGAATGGTGAGCCTTATGGCTTGATCAATCTCGAATCATCTCGTCGCATGGGGAGGACTGGTGAGACAGAGTACCCAGATCCAGATGTCATGGGGTACAACCCATGTGCTGAGCAGTCTCTCGCTCCATTTGAGACGTGCTGCTTGGCTGAAATCTATCTACCTAACATCGAGTCCGAGGACGAGCTGAAGAAGGTAGCACGGTACCTCTATCGAATCAACAAGCACAGCCTAGCAATCAAGTGTGCTGTCAAGGAGACGGAGGATATTGTGCACAAGAACATGCGCATGGGTATCGGCGTGACTGGATACCTTCAGGCTTCTCCTGAGCAACAGGGGTGGCTGTCTTCTGTTTATTCATACCTTCGAGCCTATGACAAAGAGTACTCACTTCTCTGTGGATTTCCTAACTCTATTAAGCTTACAACAGTCAAGCCCAGTGGAACGCTGTCTCTACTTGCTGGCGTTACACCAGGAGCACATCCAGGGTACGGACCTTACTACATTCGACGAATCCGAATGGCTACAGATAGTGAGCTGGTCAGCGTGTGCCGAGACAATGGGTATCACGTAGAGTACGTACGAAACTTCGATGGAACCGAGGATCACTCCACTGTTGTGGTAAGCTTCCCGTGTTCATTCCCTGAGGACACCATGTTTGCCAACGACATGACCGCTGTAGATCAGCTCAACGTGATCCGCAGGCTGCAGGCTGAGTGGTCTGACAACTCCGTGTCTGTAACTATCTACTACAGAAAGGAAGAGCTCGATGCGATTAAAGCTTGGCTTGATCTAAACTACTCTAACGTAAAGAGTGTCAGCTTCTTGCTTCACAACGATCATGGTTTTGACCAGGCCCCGATGGAGGAGATCACCAAGGAGCAGTACCTGGAGATGTCAGCAAAGGTTAAGCCGATCACCGCTCTGAGTCAGATCAGCATGGACGATGTTGAGATCTTGGATTGTGACACGGGGGCATGTCCAGTTCGATGAAGAGGATGGATCAATGCTGGGTGTCTCAGATGTATTATCTTGGCACCGTTACACAGGGATAGTAGCTGTGGAACTTCGCTACTGAGAGGGGGCTTCGGCCCCCTTTCTTTATCTAAAGATAGTCACATGTCCAGCCATGTCGACAACCTTCCTTGACTCAAGCGAGGTGGCCTTGATGGTCCAGACATACACTCCATCAGCAACGTATGTGTCGAGCCTGTTACCCAGCCACTTGTCGTTAGGCTCTACGCTCCACCAGATTGTCTCACCCCACCTGTTGTACACTCGGCACTCCCACTCAAGCCAGCACTCACTGAGTGTAATCGGTTGCCAGTAGTCGTTGACAAAGTCGCCATTAGGACTAAAGGTGTTAGGAACCTTGATGCATGGATCGTTGCAGTAGGGGTCTGCGGGGCCATAGATGCACTCACCCTCTACGTCACAATCTTCACAGTAGTTCAAGGCGACTGGATCCAGGCACCCTTGGTAGATACAGCTCCCGTCGTCCACGGTGGCTTGTGGATCGTAGTTGTAGGCCTGCGGGTTTGTACACCCACCATACGAACAGCTTCCATCGTCAATGGTGGCGATCTCGTCGTAGTTGTTTGCCTCTGGGTCGGTGCATCCTGCATACTCACAGCTACCGTCGCTGACTGTGGCGAACTCGTTGTAGTTGTAAGCACTTGGATCGACGCATCCATAAACGATCGGTGGCGGTGGTGGGTTGCATGATCCAGAAAGTGAGAACTGAATCCAGTTGTTGGTGACGTCAGTGTCTGGGTATGGGAAGCCTCCAAGACCAGGCCCACCGAGCAGAGTCTCACTGTCATTGATCTGCCAGATAGTGAGGATGATGCACTCCTCGAAGTACGATCCTATCTGCATTGCATTCTGCCAGCACATGAGGGTACCGCTGCCAGCTAACTCAGTGTCTTCCAGTATGTTAAAGGTGATTGTATCACCTGATTGTAGAATGTTATCAGCGCCCTCTCCGATGTCGAACCCAGGGAAGTTGAGTGGGTACAGAAGGAAGGCCCATTCGGTGCCATCCTGCAGACACTGAAATGGTGATGGATCAACAGGTGGATTGAAGCTCATCGCCAGGATGAACTCGCCGATACTGTCTGTCTGTGTTCCACAGTACCCGCCGTTAATACCTATGGTGATGTCAGTAGAGATCGGGTTAAAGCCTATGATCTCCATGTCGCACTGACCCCAAGACATTAGTGGGATCAGGAACCAGATGAGTTTCTTCATTGAACGAATATTTTCTTAGCCTTCTTGTTCAAAAGCTGAATGTAAATACCAGGTGCCAAACCCTCTATTGGTCCAGGCACTATCCTTCCAGACATGTCGTAGTAGACTGGCGGACCATAACTCTGGCTATTGTGGTCAATCACTTGGTCAGCTACCTCTGTAATCTCCGAGACCTGAAAGCTTGCCTCTGACGTTACGATGCAGTCTGACTGCCCGAAGTACACCAAGAACTCCAACAAGTCAAGGACGTTAACCACACCATTGCCGTCAAGGTCTGCTTGGCAGGATCCCTGACAGTTGTAGCTGTTGATGAGCAGAGCCACGTCCTCTACACCTACTACACCATCGTTGTCAAAGTCAGCTGGACAAGTGTTTGTAGCTTCTGTCTCTACGCAGAACTCAAACACAAATTCACTCCAGTCTCCAGAGACGTCGACAGACAGTGGCTCCCCATTGACCCACATAAGCACCTCTCCTCCGTAAGGAATACCATCCCCACCAGCGTCATATATGATGAAGTTGTAGCAACCGTTAGGGACACACGTCTCGTAGCTCCTTGTAGTGATCCCTGATGGCCATGGACCATCCTCAATGACAGGAGTCTTATCATCCTGCGGAAGCAACACCCACTCTGTTTCTGCTGCGAAGAAATCGCTAGTGAACTCCATCTCCCACAAGGCTCCTGGTTCGTAGACGACGCTACCGTAAGCCGTGTCGTTGCCTGCGTATTCGTCATCGTTTGAAAACAGAGTCACAGAGAAATCTCCTTGCAGTGTAACTCCCTCGAACAAAGCTTCATAAGTCTGTCCGTATGCTATGTCATGAAGCATGTACTCGTACGAAACACCCCCTGCCTCTAGAATAACTGTTGCCGATGGGATGGTGGCTGGACCAACACCAGTCACTGTCACCGTCACGTCCTGATCAGGCAGGCAGAATGGCGTGTTGTACTCCACGTTGGATACAGCAGCATCGTAGTCAACAGGTGGAACGCATGCGAAGTTGTTGTTCCACAGGTCATACCTCCCATCCAACAAACACTCATGCATACGCTCTGCCTGACCAGTAGTGTACATGTTTCTGCACTGCTCTCCAGTGTAATCCATGTAATTCTCTGTGATGGCATCGGGGCAAGCGGGCTGACTACAGAAGTAGTTTGTTGATGTCGGAGGAGTGTCGCAAATCTTATCACCCTGGGTCTCGCAGTTGGTCTCCTGAGTACATGACAGGGTGTTGGCGAAGGTGTGATCGATGGTCAGGTAGTGACCCAGTTCATGAACGAATGTCTTCCCAAGGTTGAACGTAGACACAACCATCTTATTCGAAAGCATGACCACCCCGTCACGACAGTCGTTGGTTGGCCCAAGGTAAGCGTACCCTTGGATGCCACCGCCTCCGTTGTTGCCTCCAATCTCCGTCACGACATAAATGTTGACGTACCTATCTACATCCCAGCAAGCAATCTCCTTCATCTGCAAATCGTCCATCCCTGACTGCAAACTATTTGTAGCCACCCCATCCTGTACGTATGCTGGAATACCAGATAGGTCGTGACGAGTAACCCCTGTAGTAGGGTTCCCGTCGGGATCACGTTGCGCTATACAGAAATCAATCTTTGTGTCCACCCCTTCCCCATCACCAACAGACCCAGGAACCTTTCGGAACATCTCGTTAGCTTGACCGAGCATCTCTATGATCTGCTCATCAGTAATATTTGCACCCTCTCCGATCGCCTGACCAGTGTGCATAATGTGGAACACGATGGGCAGAGTAACAGCCTCGACATCGTCAAGATTGACCTCGACCCTATTAGAAAGACCCATGGTTTTTACCTCAGGTCTAATGACTACACACTCTTGAGCAACGCCCAAGAGACTTGATAAGATGGTTAATACAAACAAGAAATATTTCATACACCAAAGATACCACTATCTCTGGATGAGGTATTTACATAAGAAAGGGGGCCGCCAAGATGGCGAACCCCCTTATCCCCCACACACAATAACCCACAAAGATACCACCCTTTGCAGTAGAGAGAGGTTGGGATTCGAACACAACTGCCGTCCGACCTGAGTGGTCATGCAATCTATGGACGTACGCACCGACTGCGCTCTCTTGTTGACACAAACATAGGACAGAAGTTGATTCAATCCAAATGAAATGTGTTAACAGATGTTAATTGCAACCCTTCTGACGTAATTCATCTACAAGAATCTCGACGTGATCTATGCGTTTCTCGACATGATCTAGTCGTAGGTTCTGCTCTGCGTCATCAGGAAGGCTACCCATCTCACCCCTCGGCCATTTGACTCTGAACTCTGAGTTAAGTTCAATCTCCTGATTGTGGCGCATTGTCTCTATCTCAAGTTGCGACAACGATGACATGATCGTGAAGTACAGCGTAACTGCACCACCAACACCTACGACAATCTGTATCAACCACTTGATGTTAATACCTACGCTGGTGCTATCGTCTAGTTTCATTCAACCTTGTTCTTGGCTAACAGAAGTTTAATCTCTTGTATGTCCTTGAGGAGTTGTTTGACGTCGTCCTTGAACTCCTTGTTGTCCGCTTCGAGCGTGTAAACCCTAGAGCTAAGCTTGTTGTAATCCGCTTGGAACTTGATCCACCCTCCAATCAGTGTGCCTGCCACAACAAGAAACTCAAAGTGAGATAGATACTCTTCAATCATCTTCTTTCTGCTCTTCGAAGTTTAGCTTCCTGTCTTCTTCTGAAGAACTCTCCAAGACGTCTCATGATGTCAGCCCTTTCGTCTCTGCTCATGGCTTGCTCCTCATTCCTTTCAGATCTATTCTTTCTCCTGTTTGATCTTCTCTGCCTGATGACATCGCCGAAGGTGTCAACACCTTCACCCCTCAACCCGAACATCTTTTCCTTGTCTATCCTTGCGTCGATGTCGGCTGCATCTTGAGCCTGAGTAGCGGCGGCGATTCTGTCCCTCTCTGCCATCCCCGACAGAACATCGCGCCTCCCCTCCGACGCTCTTGCTAGGTTGCCATAAAACTGACCTGGTGTTCTGTTACTTAAGATCCTCATCGTCTTGACTTTTCTACTGTTCTGCCAGCGAAGTAAGCGCCGAACACAGTGAGCATAAGAATTTCTAGCAAAGATACATAACTATTCTTTACATTAAATGGCAGGTTGTCAAGGGAATCCATGACCATTGTGGCCATGAACATCAGCATCAACGCTATCAATGTCACTGGTCTTATGTACTTAGCTAGCTTTACGTCGCCACCCATGTCGGCTTTCCATCTCTCGGTGACGTTGTTCTGGAACTGAACCTCAGCCTCAAGCATGGCTTTCGCCTCTTCAGGATCCACGTCAGGATCCCTGTCCAGCAGGTTCTTTACAACACCAAGTCCGCCGCTGTCTGGCAGAAGATCACCCACAGTGTCTAGGATATTTGGTGCCTTGTCCTTGAGCCACTGGCCGAGTTTGGTGTCTCTTATTCTCTTACCTTCCTTGTCTTTGCTCATAGATCATCTGCATTGCGTCGAGGAGAAGCAGGCTGTGGTCTTTCATGCCAGTGCGCGTGTACTCCAAGACTCCGTTGTACTCGTTAGATATTGTGTCGAGCGCCGAAAGCTTCTGCTCGTTAGTCATCGATGCGTATTCAGGTGACTGCATAAGTTCCTGAACCTCTTTGTATCTCTGCCTACCAGACGTCATCATGAGCTCTGAGATGATGTCAGTGGTCAGGTAGAGTCTTGATCCAGCAAACGTTGGATCCTTGATGAAACTGTACTCTCTGCCCGCTCTTCTGAGGAAGACGATGTCCTTTCTGGAGAACGAGCTGGGTACAGTGACCTTCCTGTTTCTTGCGTAGTAAGGCGTTGACACTACATCGCTAAGCTGATCTGTCTCTACGTACAGCCTATAGATCTCGTTAGACACTGGGTCGCTCTCTGAGTTCCTGGCCTTCGTGACGTCGAACAAGTTGTATGCGATAGGGTCTGAACCCTCAGGCGTCTGTCTGATCGGCTCACCCTTCCAGTTAACCCTGACAGGGACAGATTCAAGGTCCTCCCACAGTCCTGATGCCATGCCGTAAGTCCTGTCGAGTATGGTGTACTTAAGCCTTTGAGCCACCCTCTCTGATGGGGTCATGTCCTTCGTCACCCTGTAGTCTGGCATGTAGGTTCTTCTAGCCCTGTGCGCAGCAGCGGTAGTGTTCGGAAGTACGGTGGCTGTGAGCGCGTTGAACATACCTCCCAACCAATTCTCAATAGCCTTCTCAAGTCTCTCCTCATCAGTCTCCCCAAGGATCTTGGACAGGTTGTTTACACCAGTAAGGAAGCCCTGGTTGAGGACGTAGTTAACAGTTGTTGCAGGCTTGATACCAACCACTGATCCAAGAAGCGACTGATTCTGTTCAGCCATTGATTCCTCACCATCGTATGAAGCAGCAGTCGCTCCGAGCATAACCCCTATCAACCCCATCTTTTGGTACGACCAGAATCTGTCTCCTGGTTGCGCTGTTGGATCGCCACCATTCCTGTATCTCTGAAGGGCAGAGATGTTAATTGAGTTCGGAGGGAACTGATCGTAAGCGATGTTCTTCTGAGACTCCTTGGGTTCCCACTCGATCTCACCGCTCATCAAGCCCTCCTTCATCATCTCTTCAGCCATCTTAGCTACGGTGATTCCAATGATAGCTTTGGCAATTGATTGGTGTCCGCCAGGCTTATCACCTCTAGCGAACTTGGTGACGGCGTCAACAATTGCAAACGCAGGCACAGTGTATTTAACACTCTCAACCATGATGTTGACTGGAGTTCTTATGAACGGAACTTGAGATCTGATGAGCACAAAGTTGAGAGCACTAGCAACCTTGGGTCCGAATGCCTGTTCGAAAGCCCTTCTCAAATTTCCTATACCACCCTCAACAACCTTGGCTGCTGCAGTCTGCTCCTGGAACGTAAGCTCTCTACCTTCCTTAGCTGCTTGCTCCATGACGGCGAACGGTGGATGCTTGACAAATCTTTCAAACGCCCTTCCACTCAACCCTCTCCTCTTAGCCTCCTTGTATACCGCGTAGTTCTCAGAGAACTTCCTGAATGGTGCATCACCCAGCGACAGCAGCCTGAACATGATCTCAGCTGGGATACCTACAGTGCCCTTGATGAACAGCTTAGCTCTCTGCATGTTAGACATGTCGCTGTCCAGTCCAAGCTTTGTAAGAGCCCCGTTGCTACCCATCGCAGCGTACAAGGACATGAGCGGGAAGAAGCCTCTTTGGATTCTCCACTCCGTATCCCCCTTGCTTTGTCCTGTCTGAACTTCAAACATGGCCTCCTTCACACCCTGAGACACACCCTTCATTCCGTGGTACAACGCACCAAGGCTGAGTGGTCTAGAGTTCTTCACGTCGCTACCCATGGCCCTAGAGATGGTGGTCATAGCACCCTCAGTAAGGCTAGAGATGAAGTTCACTGGAAGTACAACGCCAAGGTTGAATAGGTTGGCAAACACGTTGGTTACCTGAGACATGGTTGTCATGAGGTTACCCTGCATGAGCTGAGTTCCTATCTGGCCCCAACCATCTTCGACAAGAACATTCGTGAGCCTGATCAAGTCCCTGTCAGAATCCGTTAGCTTTCTTTGAGCAACCTCAAGAGCTTTCTCAAGGTTGTTGTAATCTACGTCAGTAAGATCTACACCATCCCTTAGTCTCTTGTTGATGTCCTTGATAGCCCTCATGTTCTCAAGAACAGCAGTCACCTTGGCCATTACCGTGGCTGAATCTTTTTCTGACAACGTGCGACCATTCTTTTCAACCGCATCCCTGATCACCTCGTACATGGCGATAGGTGTTGAGCTCTTAAGTTCTCCGAAGTGACGCAAGATTCTACCAGCTGAGGTTCCGATCTCAGCAAGGTCTGCTGTTATCTGACTAACCATAGCCATGTCGCCCTTGGCTGCAGCCCTGTTGATGAGCTCGATTCCAGCCAGAACACCAACCTCGTTCTGAGCCTTGGACAGGTTTACTAGGGAGGTCTCTCTGACCATACCGATCAAGTCCTCCATGTCCATACCCTCAAGACTTTCTTTTATCTCCTCAAGAACTTGAGGTTCAAAGTAGTTCTGTGGGTTTTCCATGATGTCCTTTCTGACACCTGGCATGTCCGTAGCCACACGCTTTGCAAACCTGCGCAGTCTACCGCCCTTATTCCCTCCATCAGCAGCTTTGTTAGCTCTGTTCGTCCTGGTTGTAGACGTGTCAGCTACGGCATCAGCACCCAGCATCTTCTCATAGATGCGCTTCATCGGATCGTTGAGCTCGATGTCGATCTCACTTCCAGTAATTCCGTTGTAGATCTCAACCATGAACTTCTTAAAGCTCTCAAAAACAGCCTTCAATCCTGGGGTTGGAGCGGTCTCTGTTGCTAGGTAGCTCTCGAATCCACGAGCGAACTTCTCGCTCACATCTCTCGTCCACTCCTCGGCTCCTGCCCACTTGAGCACCTCCCTGCGCTCCCCTTGGTTGAGCACCGTCTCGTAGGCGTGTGCCATCTCGTGCACTGGTGACGACACGTCTGGAGACGTCATGGCATGAATCACGAACTTTCCGTTCTGCATCACGATCGCAGCCTTCTTGTCTTGGAAGTACACAGGATCACCGTTCTTGTCGAGCAGTGGTTGATCAGAAGCCTTGAGTGATTCCTCCGTCTTACCCTTCATGGTCTTGCCAGATGGCTCTGCCATGACCATAAACCGATCATCTGTTGGTGATGCGTACTCAACGTTCTTCGCATAAACCAGGCCGCCCACCTGGATCACCTCCTCTGCCGCGACCACGGGCTGCATGGTAGCTCGATCGTAGAAGTACGAGTGACGGAAAGGATTCATCCCGACCTGAACCCATGCTGGGTCATCCATCACTGCCTCGATAAGCTTCTCACCGTTACGACCAACCTCTTCTACGGTTGCCCCTGGGATCTCTACGTTGTCACCAACCATGCGAGCGAACGTCGCCTTGTTCATGGCGTTAGACGCAACTTGGATGGCTAGTCTTGGGTCAGTGGAGAACTCTACGTCTCTAATCCTAGCAGCTGGCCTGTAGCTTACAGGCGCTCCGTCAGGTCCGTCGTGCATGCTGACAATCCAAGCGTTGGCGTTCAGGTATGCAGGGATGTCCAGTCTTAACCCTACCTTTTCTATAGGATTACCATCCTTATCCTGAAGCGGAGCCATCACCTTCTCCATCTGCCTCTTGTTCAGGGCTTGATTCATGTGATCCTCCGTGACAGCAGCGAAGAACTGACCGATTGGCCCAGTCCTGTCGTACTCTCTGACCTTGGCAATGTACTCCTCTGTAGTGATCTTACCGTTCTTAAGATCTGCAGCGGCCTCGCTTATTACATCCTTTCTAACTGAGATCTCAGAGTCCCTCATGTTTTTGACAGGAGTCTCCTCCCACTCCACTGGCCTCCCCTCTAACCTATCCTTAAGTCTCTTTCGATCTGACGTGATCTTACCTGAAGCTAATGCAGCCTTCTTCTCTGCCTTGAACTCTTCGATTGTCATCTCACGACCCTTGGATTCCTCCATTTGCTGAAGCAAGAACAGGTCGGCCTCTTCAAGGTCAGCTCTACGTTGGCCCTTCATTCTCTTGAGAGCGAACTCCTGGCTAATCTCCTCGTCAGTCTTATCTCTTCTAGCTGACTGGAACAATGTCTTGTCCTTCAGTCTGAGCGTGTTAAACGCTAGCCCGCTGCTTGGGAAGATTCGCTTGAGATCTGACTGGTTGATGTCGCCACCACTCAATGGATCTTGAAACGCATCGTTCCACATGGTCACCTCGTCGAGGACGTGAAGTCTGACAGTCGCCCCCTCAACAGCCTGGATAGCAAACGGGTATGATTCGTGAGTGCTGTCCTCCTTGACTGTTACCAGATCCTTATTCTTCGCCATGCCCTCTGGTCTTTCGACCTCTACCACAGCGTACACCCTACCAGCCTTTCCGTCTCTTGTTATATCCCTGAGCATGGGCTCACCAAGCATGTACGCAAACCCTTCTCTCAATGCTGTTGATGAAAACTTGCGCCCCTTCTTGGCCTTGAAAAAGGGTGACTTGTTTCTAATGCCCTCCCCAAAGAACTCAACAAGTTGATCCTGAGTCTTCTGTGATTTTACTTCGTTTGTAAACTCAGTCAAGACCTGTAGCACAAATGCTCTTCGATCCTCGAAGGACAGTGGGGGTCTTAGCGCATCTCTCAGGAAGCTCACTAACTCCTTGTCAGTGAGCATGGCAGGGACATCAAACGGTAGGGCCTTGTTTCCTTTTTGGTTCTTGGCTTTCTTGGCTGCACTCTTAATGGCCCTCTCCACCTGCCCTCTCGTGACACCAAACTTAGGGTCCTTAGCAAATCCCATCAAGGTTTCAACGACAGCGTTAGCAGACTTTAGCGTTGACAGATTCTTTGTTGGGGCTCCTGTGGCCAAGGCCAACCTAGCCTTCCCATCCTTTGACTTAGCTGCGGACTCGTTGATAAGGTCAGCAAGCTTACTCGCTGTTCCCTTTCCAGTCCCAGCCCACACAAAGCCCTTGTCGTTGTACTTGATTGGATAGTACACACCACCTTGGCCCTCGACAAGCAACTCCCCATCCTTGTAGATCTCCCCAGAGAACGCATCGTCTGGTGAGTGCAACACAAACTGAGACCCGTCAGGGAACTCGCTGAGCGTCATGTTGCGAGTGATCTTCCCCTCCTTCTCAAGGTTGGCAAACAGATCACCGTTCTTGTCGTAAGAGAATGTGATCCTAGACTTAGGCTCGCTGAAGTTGCCTTGAAACAAGACGCTGGATTCGTTAACTTCTTTTGGCAATCCGTCAGGCGACTGCACGAACTCGAACTGAGAGTACTGCTCCTCCTTAGATATGCCGTTTCTTTCAGCCATGGTACCCACCATCCTGTCAGACACGACGGCTGCAGCCATGGCCTGCTCAAGCTCTAACCCGAAGACATTTTGATAGGTCTTGGTCAGCTCCCTCAAGTTCCTTGGTGACACACCCGCTTGATCCGCTACCTGACTTGTCTCTGTCCTAGGCTCTGCTCTTTCTGGCAGGTTAGAGAACTCTTCAGGGAGCAACCCCATCTTCTGCTCAGCAAATGCTCTGTCCTTAGCGGACAAATAGTTGGGGTCGTTTGGGGCGATAAGCTCCCCCTGCTCGTTCCTCATCTGAGGTCCGAAGTTCACCCAGCTGTTCTGACCTCTAGTCTCAGTGGTCATAGCCCTGCGAGCCTTGTCAGAGTACATGCGAGCGTGAACATCCCAGGCGTTCTCCTCACCTATAGGTCCGAAGCTGTTCCCCCTCTCTCCGTGTCCGAAGAAATCGTGCACCGCCCTGAACACGTCGTTGATCAGCATTGGCTTGCCGTTCTTGTCCGTGAACTTGGACTCATTAAGCAATGCGTTCTCTGCTCTCTGTGCTTCAGTGATTCCTGCCTGACCAAAGTCCTTTTCGGTGGACAGGATGTACATGTGGTTGTTCTTGTTGAGATCCTCAAGCATCTCCTGCGAGTTGGCATACGGCTCGCCCTCTCCCTCGTAGATCTCTACCTCCACACCTTCCTGAAGAAGAAGTTCAAACTGACCCTCCGTCTCATCAGCCATGGCTTGATACGCCTCTCTAACTTCGGGGTCATCTGGCCTGTGCTCAAGCGCTTCGAACGCATCAGCAATGCGCATGGCGAATGTCTTGTCAATCTTTCTTATCGGAGTCCCTTCCTCTGGAGCTTCTGTTGCTGCCTCTCTGAACTTTCGAGCAGCGTTGACAGCAGGCTTGGCTGGTTCGCTAAAAAGGCGGCGGCCTCTAGGTGGCTTACGTAGTTCTTCATCCTGCTTCTTTGTGAATGCGTCTGTGATGCTAGCGATCATCTGATCCCTTTCATCCTCAGTGATCTGTCCGTTGCGGTGCTGTTCAAGGACCTGTTGCTTCGCCTGCATCTCCTCGGAGACTTGCTCACCCTCACCATCCGTGGAAACCCTTGGTCCCTGTACCAATCCTTTCTTCTTGTTGTACACATCGAGAAGGTCCTTGTCCTTGTCAATGCTAATGTCAACCTCTTGCAGTTGTTCTGGCGTAGAGTTCTCGATGAACTCAGCCATCGTCTGACGATCGTGAGCAACAGTCTTACCATCCTTTGATGTGATGGTGTACTGTCCTGGTGTGGCTGCGTTAATCAGAACGTTGACCGCTGACCCTGGCGTACTTCCAAGAAACTCTCCGACAATCTCGGATGGAGACAGATCCTTGCCAATCACCTTCTGCTTTGTTGCTTCACCAACAGCACCTCCAGTACCTTCTACGACAGCCTGTGTTACAGCAACAGCAGTCTTGCTAGCACCCTTTGCAACCTGCTTCTTTGCAACTGCGCTGCCCAGCCCACCAGTTACTGCGTCAATCACAGCAACGGTCGCTCCCCCAGCAACTGCATCGCGGCGAACTTTCTTCATGAACTCTCTGTCTGTCAGGTATTCTGCCAGAGTGTCTTCGTTGTATTCTCTTCCCTCCCGTTGAGCTCTATCTCTGAATGCGTCTACAACAATAGCAGAAGATTCAACCGCTCCGCTAGCCAATCCAATCCCAACTCTTAATCCTCCCAATGCTCCGACAGTAGCTCCCCCTCCAGCACCGACACCAGTGCCAATCCCTGGCACTACAACCGATCCACCTATAGCACCAGCAGTGGCGCCAGCCCCAGCACCCGTGGCGGTAGATCCTGCTACGGTTGACAGGGATTGCTTGTTGGCAAGCATCGACACGGACTCCAACGCTTGACCTACAATGACTGATGGGTTCTGAAAGTAAGCGTAAAGTGTGTTCCCAAACGTATCACCACCCTCCTGAATTTGTTTCTGGAAGGCTTGCATCTCCTCAGTCTTGGCTCCTTGATCGTAAGTCTGACTGTAAAAGTCTGAGATCATGTCCTCGGTCAACTCCTCTGGCGCAGCAAACGCAGCCTCAAGAACCTCATCCTGTGACGCACCTATCTTTTGACCAGACTTGACGTACCCATACATGTCGTCAATAAAATCGCCAAACCATCCAAGGCTATTGATTGCGTCCCCGACGCCTCCTTGTATAAACTGCTCCTCCTTCTTCTTGGGCTGAGTCAAATCCCAGGCCTGCTCAGCTTGCTGCTTAGTCATGGTCTTGACGGCCTCAGCCATGAAGTCATCTCTAGTTGGGTCTGGCTTAGGCTGAGCTGGCGTAAAGAACTGAGACTGAAAGTCATCCAATGACTTGGTGTACAGGTTCTGATTGTGCAGGTTGTCGTACAGTTGTTGCTGTGCGCCAGCAGTAGCGAACTGCCCCTGAAACTCTTCAAATGATTTCGTATACAGCCCCTGCTGTAGGAGCTGATCGTATAGCTGTCTTACTGGATCCATGTATAAATGCTAGCGAGTTGCACTCACTTGCAAATATACCCCATTCCAACTAGGTATTAGCGACTTCCAGTCAACCAGGTCTGCATCTTGCCCATTCCCTGCTGGTACAGAGGGCGTCCTTGCACCTCGTCTGGTGACACCCCAGCTACGATCGCATACGTCGCATCGAGAATCTGTTGGATTTCCTGCTCTGAAGGGTTAGGGTTTGACAGCGTATCTGCTGGGATGTACTGCTCAAGACCTCTGGACATCAAGTACCAGTTTGCGACTTGAGCTGCAACCTCTGGGTTCTTAACAATCAGGTCTGGGTTCTGAATCAGCGTGTCATCGCCAAAGACAGCAAGGCTCGCATCCGCGTAGTTGTCCTTTCCAGTCAACTGAATCAAACCTCTGCCTCGGAACTTGTATCCATCTCCAGGCTCGTTGTTACCCATGCGCCCCCCGTATACGAACTCAAAGAACTCCTCTGGCTTGGCCTTGAGCCTGTTGATCTCTGCGTCACTCAAGCCTCTTGCTCTGCTGAAGATCTCTCTGATCCTGTCTGGAGAACTGCTCTCGTACGACTTCTCCACTGCGTCGTGCTTGCCCTTAGACTCCTTCTCAGTTACGGACGTGATCGCCGTAGCGACAGGCTCCGAAGCTCCCTCGCTGACGAGTCCTGACACCATGGCCTTCTGCCCAGACGTGAGCGCCTCTGGGGTGATGGTAAACATTCGTCTGATTGGTGGCTCCTCTACAACGGGTGGCTGCTGAGGTGGTTGGACTACTGGTGGCGCTGCCATGTCTGCAGCCTCTTGAGCTGTTGACGGTGACATACCTTGTTGCCCTGGACCCTGAGTTGGCATCTCTGGAACTGCTGTAGGTTCAGTAGGGTAGACATCCATGGCGCCATCTTGCGCTTGACCAGGAGCTCCCATTAGCATGTACTTTCTTTGCATGTCCATACCCTCTTCAGAGTCAAGGAATGCCAAAACCTTCTCAGCGTTCTTTGTGACAGCTGTCTTGTATCCAAGACCCCCGAAGACAGTCTCAAGAGCTCCACCGATCAGAGGTCTGTCCTGACCAACCGTAGTCGTATCAAGCCCAAGCTCTTTGATCTTGTTGTTAACAGACGGAATGGAGAAGAACTCAGCCAGCTGACCCCTGTTCAGGCCAAGGCTACCCAGCTTCGCCTGCTCTTGGGCTACCTTATCGAACACCCCGCTCCTTGAGCTTGGCTGTTTCATGGTGGTATCCATGGTCACTAGAGGGGAATCAATAGGTAGTCTCACTCCAGACGTCATAACTCCAGACTCCTTCACTGGCTCTGGCGTCTCTGATGCAGCCTCTGCGGTGGCCTCCTGGATGACTTCTGGTGTGTCCTGGACCTCAACCACATCCTTCTGATTTGAGATGATTGTAGACCCCTCAGGAGCCTCCTGAACACCTATGTCATCCAGCATGCCAGCACCAGTCTTCTGCTCACCCTCTTTCTTCTCCGTGTACAGATCTGAGATCGAGACGTTGTGCTTGGTTCTCAGGGCCAAGTCAATCTCGGCAAGAGCCTTGCCTTCAAGCGGTACAACGTGGCTTCTTTGGTCACCAGTTTCGCTCATAGAAGCGTACTCCAGGTACGGGGTGTTGTTCTCGTCAACATAAACATGAGTGGGTGTGACCTTGATCGCGCTGCCAGCTTCGTCTTGAATAACCATCTCGCCAACCCCAGACAAAGATCTCACCGTTCCTGTGTGAGCAAAACCACTGTCGTCAGAGAACTGGGTCTGCTGACCAGACTCCATGAATCTGTTCTTCATTGTCTCTTGCTGGCTAGGCTTGGGCTTGCCCGCCACAGAGGACATAAAGATCTGCTCCCCCATATCGACAGCCTCGGCGAACATGCGGTCAAAGCTTTCGTCCTCCTTGTTCATAGGTACTCCCTCGATGAACGCTCTCTCCTGCTCTGGATTGATGAATGGAGACAACCCTCTCTGGTTCAATGTCACAAGTATCTGAGCCCTGTGCGTCTTACCGTCCTTGTTCTTGAGCCTCACCTGCTCCTGATAGAGTTGCTTGGCCCTGTCCTCGCTGTACTCTCCGTCAAGGTTTACTACGCGCTGGATGTTTTGATCCGTAGCCCAGTCCGTGATCGTGCCGACATCAACGTTCTTAGTTCTAGGAGTGTAGATCTCTGCATTACCATACTCCTCAAGCTCTCTGATGTCAACGAATACGCCAGGTTCTTTTTCAACCTTCCAGACACCGTCCATCTTTCTCGCCTTGGATGGATCAAAGAAGTTGTTAAACTTCATCTCCACCTCTGCGAAGTGCGTTGGGTCCTCATCGAACTCCATGCCGACGTCAAGGCCTGCTGACGCAGCCCTCTGCTGTGCTGGGTCTGAGAACGCAACACCCTTCTGCGCCTTCCTCGCGGCCTGGACGGTCTCGTTGTTGTGATCGCTCATCCACTGCCACGTAGAGGCCAGCTCGTTAAGGGCTTGCTGTTGAGCCACTATGTCGTCGCTCTTCAAGATTAAGTCCCTGACCTCCTGAACGTCTTGCTGAAACAGCGGTCTCAAAGAGTCTGCAAGAGATCCAACATCGTACCCAGCTGTAGCCTGCAGGTCCTGTCTGTCAATCTGCTGAGCTCTTTCAATTCTCCTTCTCTTCTCGTTCAGCCTTTGCTGTCGTATCTGAGCAGCACCTATGATCCTCTCCTGCGCACTCTTGCCTGTCTGCAGCGGCTGAGGCAGACCCCCCTGTCCTTTAGATGGAAATTGAATGTTGAACTCTTGAGCCATGCTTATTGAAATCTTGGTTGAGAGAGAAGCTCGTCAAGGAAGTTGAAGAGCCCACGAGGATTCTTGTCCTCGATGAACCCCTTGATGGTTCCAAAGTGCTTTGGATTGAGAATGCCTTCGCCTCCAGTGAGCTCACCAACCTTCTGACCATCCTTGTCGATCATGTGGATTGGGTTTTCGTCGTGTGAAAACTTTCTCCCGTCAGTGGTGGATGAAGACATACCACCCTCTCTGCCTACAAACTGAAAGTCATCTGGCACCTTGAGGCCGTCCTCAGCGAAAGACTGGTAAGTGGACATGCCAGTGGCCAGTCCTTCCATGGCTGGATCTATTCCAGCGGCTGTCATCTCAGCCTGTATCTGTCTGGTGTCATCCATGCCTGCGGCACCTCGTTGCATCTCAAGTCCTGCAAGGGCAGCGAGTCTTGCCCTGTTGTCGTTTCTTACCCCCACGTTGTTCTCTCTGATCCGTGACGCCTCAGCACCGTACGCTTGGTTGGCCTGGTTGGACATCATGGCCGCCTTCTGCTCAGCCTCGGAAACTCCTCCGCTGATGTCATCAAGTTGACTTATGGCCAGAGCTGCTTGAGCTGGATCCCCTCCGTCAAGCACGTTGAGGATGGAGGCTGTGTCTTGCTCACCCTTCTCTCTGGCGTTGTCGACCATCATCTCGGCAGCTCTGTTGACAGCGTCCCTAGCCTCGGCTGCCTCTGGACCCATCTCGAACTCCTCCTTACCGTACTTCTCTGTGTTCATGAGATCCTGAAGGGTTCTGTTGTACAACCCCTCTGCCTGCTTGTACTTGTCAGCCTCGCTTGCCGCCAGACCCTGGTAGTAATCTTTCTGCTCTTTTGCCTGCTTGCCCGCCCGTATGCCAGAATAGATAGACATCCCGACGTTGAGTAGATCGCCTCCGCTAACATCACCAAGCACGTTGCCAAGGAACCCACCGTCCTGGTACATCCTTACTTTTTTCTGGTCTTTTAATGATCTCATGGTTGCAAATTTAATCAATATCACCTGGTGTGGTCGGCGTTTACTAGCTCATAGTTTAGATTGACAGCGAACAGCTCAAAATCTTCTGACCCAAGATCCAACAACATCTCTGCCGTCTGGCCCCTTAGGTCGTCACCGTACACCTCTGGATTCTTGAAGGCGTACAGCTGAGCGTTGGCTGGAAGGTTCTGCATATACTGAAGCGCCCCAGATGAAAGGGTTTGGATAAAGTACTGAGATGGATTGTTAGCACTCACTGCTGGAAAGGTGCCTGCCTGCGGTGGAGTTAGCGAAGGATTCAAGCCGACCAAGTTATTCAGATCGGCAAAGCTTACTAGGCCATCCACCATTTTTAATGACCTTTGATTTTGCTGCTGAAACTCAACAGATCCCTCAACTGGACCGAAGTCATTTGGATTAGGAGCTCCTTGGATTAAGTTACCAAAATCGTCAAAGAAGTATGTTGGGTTTATGAGCTCGTCTGGGCCAACGTACGCCTCCAAAGATTCTCCAAGATCTGGATACTTAAGGCTTCCTGGCCCTAAGTGATTCTCATCAGCCAGGCCAAAAGAAGACAATATATTTAGCAGATCAGCCGCGCTAACACTGCCGTCGTAGTTCGAGTCGCTACCTTTTTGAACGCCATAAACGGGATCGAATGGATCGTTTGGATCTAAGGTTTGGCCAAATGAAGACAGAAAAGTCAGTAGGTCGCTTGTCCCTATTTGACCGTTGTAGTCTGTGTCAAAGAGTCGTCCCACCCAATAACTTCCAAAGCGGGGGATAAAGTCAGTTGGGTCTGTCACGGTACCAGTTCCACCGTTGTCAGAAAGGGTGAAGTTTATCCGTGTTGGCGGGCAAGTCTGACCGTCGACGCCGTATGCAATATCAAAGTAATAATCTCCGTCTGGAACTCCACCGAATGCACCTGCAAATAACTCAATTGCCGAAGCTCCTGTCGGAGAAAAGGTACCAGCTTTCGCTACATACCCATCAAGACCGAGGCTGTCGACGAACTGTGATCCGTCCGCATTGTAAAAAACATTTCCAACGACAACAAGCTGGGTATTAAATTCTGCCCATGCTTGTTCAGTAGGAAATTGATTAAATAAATCTTCTCCTAAGTCGATGGTGTAGGTGAAGCCGTTGCCAACACCACCCGCCGCTGCGCCTGGAGTCGAGTTTTGAAGTATGTAGCTCTCAAGCTCCTCACATGTAGGGAGGGTGGATGGAGGTTCGCCAGTGAAGTCGAAAATGTCGCTCTCATATATGCACCCAGTAACTCCTGAAATTTCGACCTGAGAAAAACCATCAGGCGATGTGTTTGAGTCTATGACGTACAGCCTGTACACTCCGTCTGGAATGTTTAAGAAAGTGAATGTCGTAAGATTACCATTAGACGATCCGTTCTGAGCTTCTGGATATACGGTAGCTCCGCTTTCGACTTCAATTAACGCAGAGCTGTATGGAGATGTTCCGAGCGAAGAATCAAAGCCTACCAACAGCGCACCTTGGTTCTGAACATACTCGTCAGAAATTTGAACTTGGCCTGTAATACCTTCAGTCGGCAAAAGCCATCCGTACTCCACTGAAAAATCTTGACTGACAAATTCCTCACAGCTTACTGGTTCTGGACCGTCACCTTCATCGTCCTGAGGCTTTGGCGGTAAGATAGAGATGGAGCCTAGGCTTGTCAAACCGCATGGCTGACCCGATTCATCTACGGCATCTATTTGCACATTCCACGTACCAATCCTTGAGTCAATATCTGGAAGCTGAATGGTCCAAGAGTATATGTTGTTAGCTTGAAAGTTCAGCACCCCCTCTATGGGTTCAAGGTTTTTAACTGCTCTTACAGAGATGTCAGACGGATCGGAGTTCGGAATGACTGGTATAGAAACTGTTATGGAGTCTATCACACCATCATCATCAACGCCAGTCGAGACGTCATAGGAGCTTGTCAACACAAACAGGCTGATTATGTCGCAAATTGACAGATCTTCCTGGGTAATGTCCGACTCGCCGAAGTAAAACTCGTTGGTGTCTGGCAAATAAACTGCATAGACTGCATCATAGGTTGGGATGTAGTCGCTGGACGTGTTATCCAAGGTTACCTGCAGCCCGTTTTCCAGGTTTCCATCTTGAGAAACGTTAGATATCTCACCAACGTAGTGCATCGTCGCTCCGTTTCTCAATTCACTGGACTTCTCTAGTCCGTGGTAGATTATCCCGCCCCTAACCTGTCCCTCTGTGGTCGACACGAAGTTGTTCTGTAGAGGTAGGTCTGTTGACTTCTTAGGCGTGAAGTTGTGTAGCCTGGTTGATATCGGCTCGGACCCTTCTATTGAGATCGTCTTGAAGATCTTGTTCGACGATGGGTTGTCGTTGAACGCCACCGCAATGGCTGAGCTGCTGACCTGATCGTAGAAGGAGTTTATATCACCCTTGTTGTGAATGTGTATGGCCACATCGTCAGCCTTAGAGAAGAGCTCAGTGGCACTGTTCATCATACTCTTCGGCGTGAAAGAGTACTTAGATTTCCACTCACCGTCATTATGTCCGAACGATATTATCATCTTGTATCTGTCTTTGTCAGTAAGACCTGTTTGATCTTCTTGCCGAGGGCAAGAGTCTCCCAGCCAACTTATTAAGAGCCTTTCTCGTTGCAGCACTTATTGGCTTCACTGATGTACTCTTAGTGTTGTAGTTAGCAGGCTTGACAGTCTTAGGCTTTCTTGTAACCACGAGCGGTTGACCGATCATACTCTTACTAGACCTGGCTGCTGGGGCTGCTGGAAGAGAAGGCTCAACTGGCTCTTGTCCCTTGTTGTAAGCTATAGCGTCAGTGTACTCAAGGAAGTCCATCAAGTACTCTGAGTTCTTGTAGTCGAATCCAGAAACAACCTTGCTGCTCTCGTTGACGTTAGCGAACAGGTTGTTGAAATAGTCCTTCATACCAGAATCAGAGATGACCTCGACGCCCCTAGATGGAGCGTATCGATACAACTCCCCTCTCTTTGGGTTGGCGAAGTAGATGAATCCATCGACGTAGAGGACAGACTCTGGGTTAGTTCCAACACCATAGTTTCCAGGTACAAATACTTGGTTTCCAATTGTTTGAGACGATGCTAACAGCGTGGCGCTGTTCGATGCATCCGACAAAACACTTCTGTTTACTGGAAGCATACTCATCTTAGACTCCTGAAACGCGGCAAGTGAATCTCCATCCTTGATGATCATCTGAATTGACCCATGATCGTTGGGTATGTTCTTGAAATTCGCTGTCGTTGCGTCGAACGTGGAGAATCTGTTGTACTTGGACGACCTAGCGTTGATGTCAGAGAAGATGATTGAAGACGACTTGTTGAGTTGTCTAGCATCTGGCGAGTATATGAACGGCTTGCCCTTTCCAGAAACTCTGGTGTTAGGGAACGAGTCTGTGAATCTGAACGACTCCACGTAGTAATCCCTGAACCTTGGGTTAGAGCCTGTGCTGCCTTTAATTATGTTGGCAAACTTGTTGCCCTGAAAGGCTGGCATGTTTAGCGCTGCGCTTCTGAACCACACATCCCCATCAGTCACGACGTGAGAGGCAGCCGCATGAACCGCAGCACCACCACCTGAGTCGTATAGATCATAAGATGGACCTATCTCTCTGTACAGAATCTCGTCAGAATCCCTCAGCGCCCTTGGCGTGTAGATCTCAACCACAGCCCTGTTGTTCCACCTGTGAGACTGTGTGCTTTCTGCGTTACCTCCAGCCTTGACAGAACCATACGTGAACCCTGATGCCAACGGATTGTTCTTAAGAACTAGGAACTGTCCCCTCTTGAACTTAGGCACCGTACCGTCGTTAGGGTTGTGTATTGGGTTTTGAGAGTTGTCGTCAAGGGTTACAACATCAAGTATGTCGAACTCGTAGTTTACTGGGAACTGTCTGGTGTCTATGTCGTCACCATCGAAGTACGATATAATCCTTAGCTTGTCTCCTGGACTGTACCTGTACAGGAAGTCCTCGTTGGCATTTGATACAGCTCCAAAGGCTTTGGTGTAAGACACGTCAGAGTTTTCCTGCAGGTAGTTCAATGACACGTATATGTTTGCCTCCGTCTCTTCGGTTGTGCCATCAAAAGCCTGATACCCTATGAAGGCTCCGCCTGCAGTGTACTGTATGAAGTCACTGATTGAGCTGTTGCCACCATAAACGAACCTGTAGCTGTGAGCCCAGTCTGGTGGCGCCTCGGTGTCAAACGTGACCTTAATAGAAGTCTTTCCGTTGTTAACATCCTGGCCGTATCCACCCACATACACTGGATCAAATGGTAGGACAGACCCAGGCCTACCGAAGTAGTCATAATAAAGTATCCCTAGGTTGTGGTTTGCATATCTCTTGAAGCTCTTGTAAGAGGATTCAAACTCATTACCTTGAACGACAAAGGTGTTCTCTGAGAGAATTTCAACTGCCGAAGGCCTTTCATCTTGAAGCGATGCGTCGCTGTTGATCGTCAAGTAACCAGGAGCTGTGCTCACAAGCCTACTCACTCCGTTATCTATGTCATAACTACCGAGCTGGCTATACCCCTGAATTACAGAGTTAACAATTGGAGCGAGGTCTTGATCGGTGCCGTTAGGCTTACCCAGTAGCTCACAATTGTCTATTGTGGAAGACATCCTGGTGTTCGGCCTTAGAATCCCAGGGAACAGGTACTGGAAAGGAAAGTGAAATCCCAGCAGCGTCGGACCTCCAAAGGCCTTGTCAGGTGGGTAGAACGGCTGCTCGGAGTATCTGCTAAAAAACGACGAATCTGATTGAGCTGCATAAACAGTCGCAAGGAAAAACTCTAGGTCTCCATTTGAGTTGTCTCCTAGTGGAGACAGATACCCCGATCCTGTGTCCTTTAGATAGGTGTCAACAACGATCCTCACTCCAACCCCCCAAGTTCCATTGATCACTATGCTGCTAGGGACGCTACCCTCTATCTTGCCAGTGAACCTTCTAAATGCTTCGTCGACCTCCTCCGTGGTGAAGCTGAGTTCTGGCTGCTCGTACCCGTCAAGACCTTGAGACAGGTAAGATTGATACAGATCATTCCACTCAGACTCACCTACACCAGGGTTGAAGAAGGCTCCGTTCCTAGAGACGCCAGCATACTGATTGGCTGTAGCAGAAAGAGATCCCTTCCATCCACCAATGCCACCCTCACCATCGACCATCGAGGAGCTGAAGTTTACAAATGCTTGCGGTGAAGTCAGAGGAGTATCTTGGTTATCCTGAAATTCGTTATTCGCATTGAGCTTGGCGACGTAGTCGTCGAAAGTTCTGAACAGGGGGTTCTCTTCGTAGGGAAGCTTGATGGACAGTCGAGCGCCACCGCTTTGACCGTCGTTTCCATTTCCATCGTCACCTCCGCTTCCTGCTGGTGTCCCAGGTGTACTCAACCTACCGAACCACATAGTCATGGGTGAGATAGCGTTGAGGGTATTGCTATCCGCTAGCTCTTGAAGAGCCCCCACGCCATTGCCTTCGGCCAAGATGTTTGTTGCTGAAAACTCATTAAGCCCCCAGTTCGCCATCAGGTGATAGACATTGGCTATCGTTGTAGTAGCCCCTGAAGCGGCATTGTAAATGCTGCCTATAGAGTTGTCTGCTGCTGGGATGTAAAGAGAGTAGAAAAGGTTTTTGGCCTCAGACTCTGTAAGACGAAAGTCTTGAGGCGTTTGTATGTTTACACCGTGAGCTACCCACCCATGAACTGTCGTGTTGTGACTAAGAACATGCAGGGCGTCGTTAGAAACATCCTCACCAACTAGTTTAGTTTGTGTTGCATTACCTTGCCACACTCCATTACCAAGCGTTGGCTCACCGTCTATCTGATACTCTCTGACGAAGTTTATGTAATTTGTTTCTTCATTATTGCCGTCAAAACCATACGCAACCGCATATCTTAACGATGCCTTTAGATCGAGATTGTTCTCATTTGAGAAGGGCCTGTAATCAAACGCGTTGAACCAATCAAAGCCACTAGTTTCGTGCTCAAAAACTGGAACGCACGTGACCAACTCCACGTTCTTAATCGATGAGAGGTCTATCGCTAGAAAGTAGCTATCTGAGTCTGAATCACTACCTTCAGAAAGGAATGTGGATGTGTGAGGAGGGACTGAGGATAGATCCCTCAGCCTAAACTCAAGGTCGGCCTTGTTGACGGCGAAGAAGCCGCACGGCTTCATGTCCCCGCCGCCGAGAATGTTGTCATCAAGGTAGGTGTCGTCGCCCGCGCCGTAAATATTTTTCAACCCAACTTGACAGACTAGATCTGAGAAGCTGTCCGTTCTGCTGAACCTTTTCTTTGCATCAGCACCGACTCCCAGGTCTATCTGATAACCTCCCCTAGTGATCTCTCGAAGAACCTCAATTTCAGGGTCAATTCCAGAGCTCTCAGAGAGAATTTCAGCAAGCTTCTTGACCGCTTCCGAAGCAGACATGTCAACATTCGTCTTAAACCTAACGGAGAAGTATATGTCTCCACCGCGCAGTATGACTGGGCTGGCTGGTGAAGCGCCGTAGATGCACTCCATAGCTTGGTTCTTGTAAGGACCAGTCTTTGGGATCCACTTGGCTGGCTCTTCGTCGGCGAACAAGACATCGCTTAGCGCTCTTCTCGGCGCGTTGTTTAGAGATCCGTTGGATGGTGATACACCTGGAAATCCATAGGCAGACCTTGGCCAGTAAAACTCTGCATTTGTTGCTGTTGTATTTCCAGCGTCAAGGTTAACGCTACCGCTACCGAAATTGCTTTGACTCGACAGATACTTGTAGTTAAAATTACTAGCGAACTTGTGATCAGCGTCTGATGGGTTAAATCCATACAACTCGTTGTTGCCATGAAACGAGGACGAAGATTCGTACAGGTGCCAGTTCTTGTCTGGCTGAAAGGTTAGGTCAAAGGAGAATATTGATCCAGCCTCTATGGTTTCATCAACTCCCCCCTGTAGCTTGACTCTAAACCCAGCAATCCTATTCTTGCAGTAGTATGACTCGTCACTTCCCTCACTGATGCCAACCTTTGTCAGGAGACCGTCGTCTTTGTCTAGCCTAAGAACCATGGGTTCGACGTCTATCGCAAGAGATTTGAAGTCATTAGGCCTCTCGGCGTACTCTACGGTTAGAGTCGCAGTTGTCGTAGCGGTGTTGTCAGCTGTGAGGGTGTTGTACCTGCCCTCCGTGTAGTTGCCATAGAACAGCCTGTCCTCCTGTATCTCGTTTGTCAGAGCCTTGATAGGAACAGCGTCATACAGCCTGTTCGACTCCTTCTCTGGTAGCGTGTTGAGAACCTCATCGTTGTCAAACGACTTGGTTATTGCAGACCCATTGCTGGCAAGTTCGTCGATCACATAGAACGGATCCGATTCACCAAACCTCACAAGAAGTCTAACGCTTTCAACAGAAGACGGCTGAGCTGGGATTGTTATCTCAATCGTGTCGTACGCATCGAGTTGACTCAAATCACCAGCGCCTTGCTCTAGGTAAGGTGGTGGAACGAGAAGCTTGGAATACGATGACACAGCGGATATCTCTCCAGTCTCATAGATGTTCTGATATGCAAACTGAACCCCGTTGATTCTCTTGAAGTTGGATGGCTTCCCTGAGGCGGACGACGTGAACTGAGCCGAAATGGGTTGGTGAGGTGTGAGCTGGCACACCGTGATCGCATCGTAAAGTTGCTCGCCGCTGATCGTTGAGTTATCTTGGTGAAAGTTCACATCAACCTTGTATGGTGCATTTACACCGTCGGTCATGTATATGATCACGTTGTCGTTCTTGTCCCTTGCGAGACACATGTCGACATGAGGAAGCCCCTCGCCCAGAGGACCTGCGCTCCATCCAAAGTAATTGGTTTGAACTATCGGCGATATCTCCGAAGTCGAAGGGTCGACCTTGAACACACCGTTGAGGTTAGCGTTAGGGTTGGCGGCAGCAAAGTATAGGCAGTTGGTTGGGACGTCAAGAACTCTACCGAGTATGTCATAGCCAACCATGTTGTCCTCCAGACTTATGTTGGCCACCTCGTTTCCTCTAACAGGCTTGACAACGCCTACGTTACCGCTAGCGTTTTCACCAGACTCTGAGAAAGAGTTTTCGACTCTGATGTTGATAGCGTCAGTGTACTGATCTGGAGCTACGAGTCTTTTGTCTGTCTCTGAGTTTCTCTTCCTAGGCGTTACCTTGTTAATCATTAGTACTTAGGAGCTTGCTTGTAGTTCTTTCTAATCGTCTTGAGAGCCTCTTCCTTTGTGAAGTTGTTCATCCTAGCCTTAGCCTTTCTGAGCTCGTTGTAGTACTCAGTCCTGGCTCTAGCTTTCTCCCCAGCATGTACGCTGGACTTTCTCTCGCAGAGCTTGTAGTATATGTAGCACCTAAGGGCTTCTTCGCAGTACACGTGAACCATGGGGTTGGAGGACCTAGCCTCGTCTGCGACGTACTCAATCACAACCTGAGTCACGCTTGAGTTAGTCTTGAGCTCGATTCTGTTCTGATCGAGGTTGAGTCTGTACTCCCCGTTCATGTGTCCACCACCGACGCCGTACAGAGTCCTGACGTTGCTACCGTACAGGTAGTTCCTAAACAGATATGAGTCGAACCCGTTCGTTGGGTTGGCCTCGTCAGAAACCCCAGGGGTGGCTGACTTAGAGTCAGTCCTGTCAAGCACACGGTTCTCAGGGCTGAACTCAGTTATTTCCTCACCGACTCTGTACAGAGGATCGTCCTCTGAGTTTGTGTAAGTCGTACCGTCTACCTGGGAGTAGTTGATGTTCTTGTTGTGGCCAAAGACATATACAAGTCCATCAGACCCCACCCCTCCGATCTTGATGAGATCGACAAAGTCATCTGGCAATGGCACCGTGTCGTTGGCGGTGGCGACGTCAAGCTTCAGTGACTTGACCTTCTTCCCAGCGTCAAACCCGATCTCTCTTATTCCTCGAAGAGCTACGTTCCTGATGGCCACATCGGATGCGGTGCTGACAAAGTCGTCGGCATCCATCGTGATCTTGTAGTCATCTAAGACCTGCTTAAGTGTTACGTAGTTCCTTGCCATGTATTACGCTTGTGCTTGTTGTTGAGCAGAGTATCCAGCAATCATCGGATCTCTGAGTCTGACCCCCATCATGCCAGCGATCTCGTTGACCAGATCCTGGAACTTATCCCTAGGGAGATCAAAGTTCCTTGAGTTAATAGAATCAAGTACTACGAGTCCAGTGGCAGCCGAGGTCTGCAATGGGACGTATCTTGGAAAGGATTGTCTGTCAAGTTCCCCAGCATTTACCCCAGCCACGTACACAGAACTAGGCCTCCTGTAGTGGGTGACCTTGATGCCTGTGGTATCATCTGGGATGACTTCTATGTCGCTGGTTATGATGGCAATAGGATACTCCTCTGTGGGGGCAGAGAGGTTACTTCTCAGTATGGCCCCAACCTTCTCCACGTCGTACAGCACCTCGCAGTAGCTTGTCTTACCCCTGTTGCCCATGATGTTCGTTGTGATAGAAATTATCCTATCCAGGTCCTTTGGCTTCTCGAAGATCAGACGAAACTCACTTAAGTCCTTAACTCCAGCCACGAGATCGTCCTCAATCAAGTAGTCAGACATAATATCCTTACCACCCCTCTTGGCGGAATCTACACCACCAAGATCTGCGTTGGACTTCCTGAGTCTGTCAGTCGCAAGGACTTCAGCCTTCATGTCCTCGTACACAGCCTCCTGAGCAATCTCGGCAAAGGAGTTGAATACCTCAGGCGTAACAAAACCTCTCTGATCCTCGTTGCAGAGATCACGGATCGCGTTGAACACCCTAACTACACTAATCATGTAGCAAATATACAAAAAGAAAGAGGGGACCTGTTGGCCCCCTCCGCTCTTAACCGAGCTTCTCTAACCTCTCCTCTAGAGACGAGTGGGTCGTTGCCCCCTTCTCTGTCATGAGGAATCGAGATAGCGTGTCGTCGCAGTCATGACCAGCTGGGTTGGCCACGATCATCTTGTTGCTGTCAAACCAGTAAGCACCGTCCTCTTTCAGCGCGATGATCTGGTAAGACTGGCACTGCTTAACCAGAGCTCTGACTTTCACGATCGGTGAGTCGAAGGCACCAAGGAACTCCGATGGATTCTTCTTAGCTCTCTGGAGCAAGTCAAATCGAATCTCAGAGGCGTTGCGATCGATGTTCATTCCGAAGTAGATGGCGATAGGGAGGAGCTCCTCAATCGACTTGTCGCGCACAGCGATGATAGCCTCGCTCACGGAGAACTCGTTCTGGAGGTTTACCTCTGCATCCTTCTTATTGTCGACGAGCTTGAAGTTGTTGCCACCGTTCGCCTGGTTCCCAGGGTGACGGTCGAGATACTCCATCAGGTTGGGCTTGGTGCGAGGTACGATAAGGTTTCCGTTTCGAAACACAACGGCCTCCTTTCGAGCGCTGTCGCTCTGCTCGTCCCTCCAGATAGAGGGCTCGTTAGGGCAGTAGCGCATCTCTCTCACCTGACCGCTCTCCTCGTCAAAGATTGTAATCCCCTTCGACTGGATCATGTGTACGATACCACCTCCGTTCACGGTCTGATAGACACGAGACGTTGGGGCCTCTACCTTGCGCTTGATGGGGGCGCTCTTCTTCACCTGCTTGGCAGGCGCTTCCTTGACCGAATCCTCGGTCTTGGCCGTGCTCGTGGCACGACGCTTAGTTGTTTGTTCCATTAGAATTTGTATAGATTAAATAAGTCCTCTGCTAATTTACGACATTGAGCATCACCAATGTCCTTCTCAATAACACCCAACCTAGCAAGTCTACCCTTGAAGGACGACTGAGTGTTCCCGCCTGCGCTTCCTATCTGATCTAGCACAAGGTTTCCAGTGGTATCCCCTGGCAGTGTGCCAAGCGGAGAAAACTTTTTGTCGTAGTTCTCTTTTATGGCGGCCACAACATCGCCATTGTGATTGTACATGAAGAGGTTGTTGTAAGCGTCCCTCCTGATCACAAACACGTAGCACTGCTGATAGTCAGGGTTGTCGCTGTCAAGAACTGGGTAGGTGTAAGAGACAGTGTTAAACTCTGTCGTATCTGTTCTGGAAATGGCTGGGGTGGCCGTGCTGCCCTCGTGTCTAACGCCAAATGTGCTGAGCTGACTGGAGCTCTTCGTGGCGTCCTCGTTGACCACGTTCAACCCCATGCTGTTACCAGAGGTGCTCCCGTAGAGCACCCCGTGCGTCTCTGCGGTACTCCCTACATTCGGTGAGTAAACCACATACATGGTGTAGTCATCCTTAACCGTGAGGGTGTTGGAGAGAACGGTGTAGCTGTTAAGAGCAAAGCTGGCTGAATCCTTGGACAGCCCAGTCGATGAACCAGCCGAAACGTTTACGATGTTTGAGCCTACAGATCCTGCCGCGTTGACGTCATAGTCAGATCCGCCTGTTCCGCTGTTAGCCCAAGCGGTGAGCTCAAATGGAGATGATGCATTGTAGGTTGCGTTCTCCGCTTCAAGATCTAGGATGGGCTTATTTGAAGCGACGTAGAAGTCTATGTCGTTTATGACATTGCCAGTGCTAGGGGTGAAGGAGTTGTCTGACTGGAAGCTGACCTCCCTAGTAACCCTATTGATTGGGTGGGATTTAATGGTTGCCCCAACAGACAGAGACGTCTTCACCTCCTTGATGTCCGATCTCTGATCAACAGAGTCAAACCTCATGATGGTGTCAGAGTTGTCGCTTCCGAGGAACTTCATGATAGACTCTATCAGGTCAACCTCTCTACCCTCCTCGCAGTTGACAGTAACCTCTGCCTTCTCGAATGACTCACCGTCAGTGAGTGCGCTCTGCTCGTATGGCGTGGCGTTGTTGAAATACATGACGACACCACCTTGAATGGCGGTGATGTAGGACATAGAGTCTGCATTCACTCCAAAGACGCTAAGCCCCTTCCCCGTGTCAGACGAGGAGGAGCTTAGCAGACTTAGGTCTTCCTTCCTAAAGAGAAAGTACTTACGCTTCACGTTACAGCTTATGCGGCAGTCAGGACAACTGAGTTGTTCTCAACAACCATGTAGCCACCGAGCTGATCGCCTGATACTGGTACTGCAACCAAAACAAGCTCATCAGCTGCGTTGTTGAAGGCTGCTTCATAAGAAGCTCCTTCGGATGCGTCGTAGTAAGTAACGGTCCAGCTAGTGCCAAGGGTCGCAATTGACAACTTGATGTACTGTCCGTAAACAACTGAAGGGTCAATAATCTGATCATTGCTGTCCTTCAGCTTTGTGTGCTTAGCGACTGGAGTTGGGAGGGTCGCTACCGCAGCCCCAGTGTTACTAGCCTTCACCTCGTAAGCTCCAGCTGGATCGATCTCACTCGTTGACGTCGTGAACGCTTGAGTTGTTGCAGATCCGTCTGGAACAAAAACTGGAATAAGTGCCATGTCTTGAAAGATTATGAAGCTAAGAGAAAGCCCCGAAGGGCTCTCTCGTCACTTCAGGTTAATTATCCCTTAAGAGCAACGTGCTGGTTAGCAGCGCGAGTGATCAAGCAGATCTCAGAACGGTAGTGCATCTCTGCAACGTCCTTAGACAACTCGTTGTGTCCGAAGACACCACCACCGCGTACCCAGTGCTCAAGCTCACGGCTGTAACCGTTTGCCTCCTTGTAGTTCAACTCCAATGATGGGGCCTTAGTACCAGTGCGTGGATCAGTGACCTGAGTCAAAGGAACCATAGCACCCATGTACTTAGTAGAAGCACCCAACAAAGTAGGATCGTTCAACAACTTCCAGTCGTGCTTGTGGAACGTGTATCCACCGCGAGTGAAGCTCTTGAATCCAAGCTGAACGGCCATATCTGGTGAGTTCTGGAATGCACCGAACTGACCTGGGAGACCAGCGGTAACAGCAGAAGAGATACCAGAAGCAAGCATGTCGTCGATAGCCAAGTCCTGAGTTCTGTTGACGTACATGGCGTACTCAGAAGGAGCGCCCTGCTTGTCGAGCTCAAGGATGATGTTGTCGAACTCAGCAAAAGAGTCGAGAGGATTAGCGCTGCCGTTGGTAACCTCGATACCTCTGTCATTGATAGCTGCGAAGTAACCTTCAGAACCAGCAACACCACCGTTGTTTGTAGCGATGGTAGAAGAATCCGCTCCAGTCAACTGACCGAAGAGCATCATCATCTCTCTCTTGTCCAAGAAGCGCTTACGAGTCTCCTGCTCACCGTGGATGTACCATCTGTAATCGCCACCGACATTCACCCAACCGATGTTGGTAGCCTGTGAACCGTTTACTTCGTACAAGTCCTTGATGATCATGAAGGAGTTGTTACGCTTGGTGGCGTCCGTCTTCATGAAGTTTTCAGGCGCTGGTGAACCTTGATCGTACATGTTGCCCAGGATGATCAAGCTGTCTGTAGCGGCCCATGCAGTGTTAGATGTAGTTCCATCCAAACGCTTAAACACTGTGCTTGCAGTGGTGCAGATGAATACTTCACCTGACTCAGCATTCATGACAACGGTTTGCCCTTCGAGAATGTTGTCTCCAGAGAGAGGTGTACCCAGAGTGACAGTGCCACCTGTGCCAGAAGGTGCTGTTCCAGTCAGGGCGACAAGTCTGTGACGACGCTCCTCCTCCCAGTACTGAACGAAGTCGTTCGTGCCAGCGGACTTGGTTGCGCCAGTCAATTCCAAAAATCCAGTGATACCCTGATCACCGTACGTCTTGATCAACAGGTCTCTGTTGTCATGCTTGTTTACATCCAACAGATCGTGGATGGTTGTATACTTACTGGGATCAGTAGCAAAGGTTGGTTGCGTACCGACTCCAGGAGTTCCTACTGTAGCCATAATTTCTTAGTCTTAGATGTTAAAAGTCATTTTGTTTCCGTTACCGAGAATAGTTCTTAGTTGATCGGTAAGCGGGTTAGAAGTTGGTGCTTGACTTTGTACTGGTGACTTCGTTGAGATATTCGCTGCCTTGCTCACCACACCTCGTTGACCGTCGCTCAACCCCTGTCTGTAAACAGACGAGACGATTTGATCGATGTTGTCAATTACAGCGCGGTGAGACGAGAGCGTGTCATAATCCCAGCTTCCGTCATCTCGTACGTATGGGTCGAAGAACTCGTCAAGCCTTGCGTTCTTCTCCTTTAGTGTGGACTTGTACTGATCGTTCAACCCGAACGTCCAGGTCTTACCCTGACCAAGGTCAAACTCAAGACCCGTCAGGGAGTCTACCTCCTTGCTCATGTTGTTGATCCACTCGTCCGTAATGATGGGGTCGTCATCATCTGAGACCTGAGCCTGCTGTGCTGGGAGCTTGTAAGAATCTCTCATTCTACCAATAGCCTCCTTAGCATTCTGGGCATCGATCTTCAGCTGAAGCTGTGCCATCTTAACCTCGTCCTCACTATACATGTCAGGATTCAGCTTGTACTTTCCTTGCATGAGAGTGTTCACCTCGTCAGCAGACAGTGATGCGTACTCAGTGGCCATGTGCACACGTACAGCGTTGTAGTCATCCATCTCGGATGGGTTGAGTCGCTGATATGCAAACCAGTCCTCTGGTGAGCGTCCTGTCTCATTAACGAAGCGAGCGATAGCCTCTACACGCTCGTCAAGTTGTTGTTGGGTTGGCTCCGACGTGTTGAAGTCGTCGAACGATCCGAACTGCCTACCGAGCTTCTCGCCCATGTACTGCAGCATCATACGCTCCGCCTCTTCGTCGGAGATTACTTCGTCGTTGGTTTGAACTGGCGAGGCCTCAGGGTCTACGTATGCAGACTCTTCGTACTGCTGAGGCTCCTCCACGACAGGTTCTTCCTGCTGTGGTTGCTGCTCAAAGCTAGCGGCCAGATCGTTTACGTTGTCAAAGAACTGAAGCCCAGGTGATGATTCCTGGACTTCTGGTTGCTCCACCTGAGGAGCTTCGTTGGATTGAATTTGCTCTTCCATTGTATTTGTTTTCTATTAGTATTCTACGTGAAGGATAACCTTGCAGTCCTTGTCAGAGACAAAATCTGGAACGCCTACTACGTTTAGACCAGACATGTACACTCCGTGCTGAGTAGATCCGTTGTAATCGACATCTCCTTTTAGAACCATGTTACTAGTACCACCTCCGTAGTTTCCGCCAGTATCACCTGCAACTCCATTGATTCTTCTTGCAATAAGCATCGTTGGCACTACATCGTTGAGATTCGCGTTGTCGTCGTTCAAAAGCTGAGTAGACCCAATAAACTTGTTTAGAGCAAAGTTGGCAGCGGTTATGTTGGCTGCGGAGTTCAGCGACCCAAGCTCACCACCTGCGTTCGACTTAAAGAAAAGCAGAGAAATGAGGTGGTTTGCCACTCCTGTTGCTGCCCCTTCAAAATATGCGTCTACAATCTTGCAGGATCTGGCTGGCAAGGGTACCTCTGTCATTTGAAAAAGAACGTCGTTGGGAGCATAAGCAGCGTCGCCGTCAACGGCAACTGTTACCTCTATAATATCGTATGCCATTATCCTAGTGTTGTAGATGAGTTGTCGAGCCCAAAGACAGCGTACTCGATCAGCTGATCGACATCCGTTCCGTAGGCCCTGAATGTTTTGTCGCTTGGAACTGGGATGAATGTGAACTCCCCTCCCCCAAGCTTTGCTATCACAATGTCCTCAGAACTCCCATCGACCCACAGGTAAACAAACTTTTCAAGTTCAGTGGCAAGGTTTCTGACGTACAGGTATGTTCTATCCAGCTTGTCAGTGGCCTTGTAGATGATGGGGTTGGATGGATCGGTAGCAACGGGAGCGAGCTTCACCCTAGTGACACTGCCAGAGTCAGCGGTAAACGACTTACCTGACGATATGGTCACAGGGGTTGTTAGCACGTTGTCCGTGCCTATCGTTACGCCTACTCTAACTGTACCCATTATACGTGGTAGATGATCATGTACTCCAAGGTCATGGCAGTCGCCACACTTGGAGAGACGGTAATGTCAGCGTCGGCCGAAGCGTCCCAAGGAAAGAAGGTCCAGTCTCCAGCGTAGAGCCTACCCATGTTCTCACCCGCCACACTCGCAGCTGGAGAGCCTGTGATTCCAGATCCGTCTGCAATCTTGATGGTGAAGTACTCGGTAGCCACAGTGCTTGGGTTTCTCAAGTAAACCTTGAATCCTGGATTAGTGACGGCGGTACCGCCAGCGTTGTATTCAGCTGCGTCAAAGATGATGACCTCATTTTGAGACGTAAAGGTTTTTCTAGCCACACCAGTAGTCTGGTCAAGTCCAGTGACGGTGCCTCCCTTGGTCAGTGTTGACGACGTTGAGAGCGCCAAAGCATCACCAGTCAGGTCTGAGCTAGATAGCGTAATAGTTGCGTTTGTAGTTGCCATTGCTTAGTTGTATCTTGAAAAGTTTGTTGCAAATATAGCAATTATTGGGTCTTTACAACTTTCATCCCGTTGGCAGCTCGTGGAGCATTTCTCCCCATCCCGACTCTTCTCTTCTCACGAACGACTCTTCTCCTACCCGAAGGACCTAGCTGAGACCACGTCTTCGGAGTTTTGCCAGAGACCTTCCTTGAGGGCCTGCACTTCTTAACCCCCTTGTTGTCTGAACTTCCGCACTCGTTACCCTTCTCGTCAGTCCACTTCTCCTTGAACCATCGCTTCAGGTTGAGGCCTGCCTTAGTCTTTCTTACTCTTCCCACTTCCCCAGTTTTTTGCACCAACCTTACGGCACTTAGCCAGAGCTCCAGAAGCGTACGCCGATGGCCAGATCTTGTATCGAGATTTAACCTTGGTGTAGCAAGCATCCTTTACAGACCCGCCCTTCTTGTATTTCTTCACAACCTTAGGCATGACTGACTTGCTTAAACTTAGCCTTAGCTACAGCACCAGGGTGAGGCTTGTACTCCCCCTTCATAAGGAAGTACCTGCCCCTATCCTCCATCCAGTGGTATCCTTCAGGAGGCGCTACCTCCACAGACTTCTGTGAGATGTTCAGCTTACCGCCTTTGTTCTTCTTGACAGCATTCATCACCACTTAACTTTGTTCGCCCAATACGCTGCGCTGAAGATTCCTCTGGCTATGTTCTTTGCATGGCGACTCTTGAAAGCCTTGCGCTGCTTTGCGCTCTGATTGGTTTTAGCCCCCTGCTCTCCGAACCTGATAAGCTTAAACTTATCGCCCTTCTTTGCCACAACTACGTGCGACTTCTTTGGGTGGTTGGGAGTTCGCTTGGCCTTGTTCACGCCACTTACTCCAGCTCTCTTGAGCAATCCCTTTAGTCTTCCGTCTGATGCCATGCTGTAAAGTTATCAAAGATTTGACGAATACTCCATTAGGTTCCCATAGGTCAAGTCGTCGAGCTTTGCTTCATCGGAAATGGTAGGGTCTGTGTAGAAAGAAACAGACGGGATGTTACCAGCCTTAGCCCAAGCAAGAGCTCCAGCCTCAGTTTCGAAGTACTCTTCGATGCTGTCTATCCTTACCACATACCCAGCAGCAATCTTGTTGCCTGTATCCGTTGCTGTCTTTGCCATCAGAAAACAGAGTAGTATGTATTGGTGTCAGTCATGACATCATCCCTATCTGGAAGTGTTGTGTCAGACCATATGATTGCTTCAGACAAGAAGCCTTGGTATTGAGCAGCCCCATTGTCAGACCTTCTCCCGATAGCCGCCTTAAGATTCCCGTTGTTTAAGGACCCAGTAGCTGGGAAACCAGTTAGGCTGTTAGCAGTGTCGCCATTTACATCAATATCTCCCGTGTATGGTGATGCCGACATATAGTTAGTTACAATGTACTCTGTGTTTGTAGAGACGGTGAAGGAGGTGTCCGCCCTGCCAAGAGACTTTGAAGCGTCATTATATCTCCCAGCCGCCCTAAGCAATTGAGATGCTCCCAATATGGTTACTTGAAAACATTGAGTCGAGGTGCTCGCTGTCCACTGACTAACTATCATCTGTCCTGTAGTAACGGTTCTAAACTCACCTAGATATGATATCAGGAAGTGGTCTCCGTTGTTAGAAACGAACGTATCCTCTAGCCACCTAGCTGTAGAGCTGAAATAAAAGTCTAGAGCTGGGATGGAGTTTGTGGTTGTGGTGATGAGGTTACCTGAAGCGTCGACTATGTATGGTCTAGAGGCAGCCGTTGTCTGCTCCATGTGGTTCCCGTTTCCGCTTTGGTCCCACCACTTGCTCACCCTCCCGTAGTTGCTACCGCAGTGAGTCGTGAGTGCAGATGTATCGAGGTCGCCGTTAGAATCAAAGCCTATGTCAGCTGTCGTACCAGACGAGTTCTCTACGGTGATGGCTGTAGTGGCTGTAGAGGAAAGCTTTCTCAAGCTGTAGGCTGCAACAGCGCCCGCATGGGTGTCAAGGAAGTAGTCTACTGGCACATCAACGCCTGCGACCTTAGAGATGTTTGCAACAGCAACTCCGTCAACCTTGTTGATAGACGACCAAGAAACTCCAGTTACTTTGTCTATGCTCATGCCACAACAATCCAATCAGATGATGGGTTGAAGTAAATCATGTTTGCCGATGGCTTTACTACGTGACCCACAACCCTGACGACATTTCCGCTCCCTGTAGGTGCCGTTGTCGTAACCGCTCCTGCAGTGGTATCCAGGTACACTATGTCACCAATAGAGGCTGACGTGAGCGTAGTCGATACTCTCACCACTCCTCTTGTGAGAAGTTCGTCTCTGTCCTCCGCGTCAGTTACCACAACGAGCATACCAGAGCCGCTGGCTTCGGTCGATGCGTTGGCCGCCACAGAGGTAGCGCTACCCAAGTAGTGAACCTCCCCAGCATCGCCTGTAAGGGCGGAAGAAGAATATACCGTGCCGAGTATTTCTGAGCCAACTGCATAATTCCCTGCACTGGCCAAGGAAGTCTTTGCGCTGCTAGTTATTCTGTCTGCATCTAGCGTACCTCTAAGTACTAGCTTGATTCCAGTCCAGGTAAGATTCGCGTCACCCTCAACAGTGTCTGAGTCCGTAAAAACCGCTAGCTGTTGAACGGCGGGGGTTCCGCTAGTGTCTACAGTGCCGACGCTAGTCCAGCTCGTGCTGCCACTACCGTTTGTCTGAAGAACTTGTCCAGAACTCCCGTCAATAGCAGGGAGGTAGTAAGTGGTATTTGACGTCAGGTTAGCAGGAGCCCTGAGGATTACATAGTTGCTCTCATCGTTGTCATAGATGGCCAGCTGAGCAGCAGTGGCTCCTTGCGGTCTAAACGATGTAACTCCGTTGAGTGTATCCGAGTTCCCGTCAAGTACAGTCCCCCATGACAGAGTCCCAGCTCCGTTTGTTGTCAGGGCTTGACCACTTGTTCCATCTCCGTCTGGAAGGGTGAGCGTAACGTCAGATGTCACGCTGAGTGGAGCCGATAGCGCAATGAAGTTGCTACCTAGTATGTCAGTTTCATAAAGCTTTATCTTCCCAACACCTAGGCCGCCTGCACCGTCGAACTGGATGTCGTCTGACTTAAATATGATAGCTCCAGTACCGTCAGGGTCAATGGTAATATCTCCGTTAGAAGCAGACGTAATCTTGTTTCCGTTGACATCAAGGTCACCCCCAAGTTGTGGTGTTGTATCATCTACAAGATTGCCAGACGGAATGGTTGGGGTGCCGCTCAAATCAGAGTATGCACCTGTTGTAGCTACTGTAGCCAGTGCAGTAGGCGTCGCAACCCCCGAAGCGTTTCCGATCCAGGTCTGACCGTTAGGGATGTTGGGGACGTCGTTCGCTCTCCCAGCACCCATGACGATACCAGAGATCTTGTTGCCGCTTACATTGACCTTGATGATAATCCCAAGGTTCTGTATGGCATTCGTTCCAGTAGGCTTTGTCGTAACCCATCCACCAGAGGCGCCTAGGTAAACAGTCTGGCCTTCTGAGTATATAGAAGCATCAGGGACATCTACGTTGTTGATAAACCCAAGAGCAATACCCTGACCCTCTCCTTCATCGGCAAGATCCTGATCGAGCACGAAGTGGGCTGGGTAGTTAGTGGCTGCATCAGCCGCGATAACTTCGGCTTGGTTCCCAACAGAGCCAGTGACGTGAACAGGTGTTCCCTTGTATAGGATCCCACCACTTACGTTCTTTACGTTTTCAGAGATCGTCTGAGGGTATGCAAATGTAACGACCCCAGCCCCATCAGTTGTAAGCACTTGCCCTTCGTCTCCGTCAGCAGCTGGCAATGTATATGCACTCCACTTCGTGTCGTAGTCAGTTGCACTATTCTTCTGAAGAAACTGATCCTCAGTGCCACCAGCAATTACACCCTCACCGTCAGCTCCAGCTGGACCAGTAGCGCCAGTAGCGCCAGTTAGACCAGTGTCTCCCTTAGGGCCTTTGTTTGTTACGGTTATGGAAGAGGAAGCTGGTGACTCAACTGTCACAGAGTTTCCGTCGACAACAGTGACATCAACAGTAACCCCATCCTGTACTGTTACTGTGATATCGCTCATCGTGATTCGGTCAGAGTGGCTTCAGATATATCCTGGTTGACCACAAACGATCCATCAATAATCGTCTTGTGCTCATCAACACCAGTCGTTGTGTTTGGCTTGATCTGCTGCAGGTCGTAGAGGTAAGATCCAGAAGGAACTCTTCTCATCGTAGCGGCGGTAGCAGTGATCGTCACGTTTCCTAGATCGTCGGTTACGAACGGCTCAAAGCTTACCTCCTCTCCCTTCTCATCAACAGCCTTGCTTCCAATGCTTGGTGACCCTATGACCAACCCAGAAGAACCCTTGTTAACAGCTGACTTAGCGTCAGCTCTAACCTGCATGACGAAGCTATACTTGTCAGTAGCCAGAGGCAATGGGTCGCCATTAGAATCCTTAAGCGTGACGGTGAGCGAGAAGGTGTCACCCTTCTTGCACGTGATGTCAAGTCTCTCGCTTACATCTAGGTTTACTCTCTTCGCCATGTTAGATTATTGATATATCAAATGGTTGCTTACCCTTTCTCTTGTCGATTAGTTTGGCTTGCTCTTCGGCCTGCTTCTTCACCCTGTCATCCTTCTTGGTCTCCTTGAACACCTCAAGCTTCTCCCTGAAGTCCTGATCATCGGTCTTGAATCCAAGCGTGGCCTGAGCTCTGATAAGCTCGATCTCTTTTCTGTATTGATGTCTAACCTCCTCAAGCTGAATCTCCATCTGAGTCTTCATCTGCATCTTCTGCTGCTCTATCTGGAACTCAAGCTGCATCCTCTGCTGCTCGGCCTGTGAAGCTGCCTGCTGAGCCTGCTGTGCTTGCTGAGCTTGCATCTGAGAGTTCTGCTGAGCAGCCTCCTGCTGCTCCTTCATGCGCTTCTTTCTCCTGACGATCAGGAGTCTCTCTGCCTGGTTGATATCCTTCAGAGATCTGATCGCCATGGCATCCTCAAGATCAATCTCTCTCTGGGCCAAGGACTGCTGTATGTTCTGTTCAAGATAGACCTTCTCCTGATCCTCCATGTCCTTCTTGATGATGACACCGAAGTTGTACATAGGAAGATCTGAGAAACTAGACAGCGCGTCCATGTTCTCTCTGCCGATGGCGTTCTTGTAGATCTCCATGAGGAGAGAGTCTGGCGGAATGATTTGAAGACATCTGACGATGTCCTGACACACCTGCTTGAACAGTATCGTCGAGGCGTTTGTGATGTCGTAGGTGGCGTTGTTGCCTGCGGCAATAGCCTGCTGCTGAACCCCCACCAATGTGTCACCCTTAGGAGTGGATGCATCCATCATCTCGTTGATACCCGTGGTGTCACGGATCATGCCGAGGTAGTGGTTGTAAAGAGTGATGAGCTCGTTGATGTTCCTGATGCTGTTAGGAATCTGTTGTATCGGAGCCCCTTGGAATCCACCCTCAGCATTCTTGCTTCTGTAGTAGAACACACCTGTCTGCTCGTAGATGTCGTGGAGCTCAAGCGGTTGAAGCTCTCCACCCTTTCCGAGCTGAACGTTCTCAAGGCCTTCGATGTCGATGATCAACCCGTCTGGCTTAGCCTTGGCGATGGATTGCTGGATCTTGAGATGCGTGATCTGCAACATATCTGCAAAACCAATGCAGCTCTCCACCATGCTCTTTGGCATAGAGTCGCGGAGGTTCGTGGCAACGACAGAGTAAGACATGCGAGCTCTCGTCACGTCGTGCATGTTGCGAGGCACGTTGCTCTTGAGCCCGTAGTTAATCAGGTAGTCGCAGTCGAGGATGAGCATACCGCCGTAGACGGAGCTGATCTCCATCTTGTGTGGCGTTCTCTCGTACACGCCCTTGCCAGACTTCTCCTTGTACTCAAACCCTTCGTAGAAAAATCCAGTGTTACCGTACTGGTTCTCCTTCTCTTCGAAGTACATGCAATCCACAGAGATGAACTCAAAGTCAAGTACGTCAACCATGTACTCCTCATACCCGTACACGTTTCTACCAAGCGTATCATCATAGTACACCTGGTTCATCTTGTTGTAGTCACTGTTGTGGCTCTTTGACTTCTCAGCAATCTTCTTGTACTGATCCTCGTCGAGCTCGTCGCCTGCAATTCTCTTCAGCTCCTGAATGGAGATCGTTCTGATGTGACCTGCGTACACAAGGTCAGAGAAGTTTGGATCGTCAGTGGAGCTGTGAATGAACTTCACTGGGTCGACGTAAGAGGTCTTGATACCGTAGTTTGGATCGTTATCCCTCTTGACAACAGCCATGCCACATGAAACCAAATCCTGAATGCATCTTCTGTAGATGTTGTCAGAAAAGTCGTTCCACTCAAGGGTGAGGTTCGTAGCGATCTGTCCAGCTACCTCGGCATCAGTCTTGATGTTCGTGTCCAGGAAAATTTCCGCCTCCTCTACGGAGTCTGGAAGACTGTCTGGATCCTGATCGAGAACAAGGCCACCAGTCATGTCCTTCACCTGCTTGAGTTGCTCCTTGAGCTGAACCTGGTTCATGATCCTCTGCTTCTGCGCGTTCTTGGCAGACGTGGAGATTGGATCGATGGCCTCAAGGTTGGGGTATGGGGATCTCGACAGGATCTTGTTCACCACGATGCGAGCGAACTTAGGAAGGATTGGAACTGGGGTGTAGTCCAAGTTCACCAACGACCCGTCACCGTTGTTGGGATCGAGGGACGTAAGAATCTGCTTGTAGATGTTCGTGTCCTGGACTCCGTTGGCATAGTCCCTGTTCCTCTCAAAGTTCCTAGCTCTCTTCTTGTACAGCGACTGCTCGTCCTGGATCTTTCCCCATTGATTCTCAATAGCCTTCGCGTACTTCATCCCGTAGTCATTGGACATCTTCGTCTCCCTTGACGCTAGGGGATCGGGGAAGTTCTTCGAATACCGCTTGTTGTTATTGTACATTCCGCGAAGTCATGAATTGCATGCAGTTGCAAATATAATGGAAATCCTATCTTCGCTTGTATCTCCTAAGGAACACCTTGTCTGAGAAGTCAGCCAGTTCAATCTTGGGCTTTGCTTTCTGAGCAGCAAGTAGAGCTAAGCCAGAGCTGATGGTCAGGTCAAACTTCGTCCTGTTGTCGATCTTGTAGCCTATCCAGTCCTCAAGTGTGTTGTTGAAATACATCTTCCCGTGCTCACCAGTCTCCCTGTTGATGCCCACGTGATCGTGTATGTAAGCTTCGATAGCGTGAGCGTGAGATTGAATCACATCCTGAGAGTTTGACGGTATCCCCTTCGTCTTAGTCTTCGCACTGCCACCGCTCGTCAAGTGATCTGGCCTATCCATTAAGTATCCGTCGTAACCTCTTGATTCAAAGTATCTTGCGATGCCGTACTTATTGTTTTCAATTAAGATAGGGTACCCATAGAAGAAGGCAGCCTTGAGGACGTCTTCATAGAATATCTTGGCTAGAGGCGGGCGGGATGCGTACTCCACGACGAACATGTTCGATGGATGCTCCATGTGAAACTTGTTGTACAGGTGTAGCGCTCCCTTAGACCCTCGTCCGTCGACGGTGGCGTCAAGGTCGTAGGAGTCAACCCCGCCTACCCCCAGCTCTGCATTCGGTGCTATTCTCTTCCCTCTTTCCTCTAGCTTTCTGTTTCTCAGCTCAGATGGTGGCATCCATGCAACCCTGAACCTACCGTTAGGGTCTGGATCGAAGAGAACCTCTGTGTCCTGCTCACCGTTTTTCCAGACGAAGTTACCCCTGACGACAGGGTTGGGGAACAGGTCGTCATTGTACTGTATCTGCTCGTAGATCTGGCCGATGTTGAACAGGCTACCGTCGATGCTATCCCTGAACGCCTCGTCGGTGCTGAACGGAAACTGCCTCGTTACTTCGTTAAGTTCCGAAGGATCTCCCTTAAGGCTCTCCCTTTCGTTCTTAAGGTATGTCTTTGCCCCAATAGAAACAATAT